ATTTGAAATTCGGTACAATCCTTATCAGCCTTACAATCTGAAGTATTGTTCATAATTATAAATAGACCTGTGATAAGTAATATCAGAATAATCAATATAATGAGTGCATTCATATATTAGTCTAACAGATTATTTTTTAAAAGACTTTATGAACTGATACAAATGTGATACCCGATTACATCCCTGCCCTGAACAGGCTGCTTGTTCGAATGGAATAGAATTAAGATTATCGTATTTAATATCCTTTGAAAATTGGTAACAGTATAGATTCATATTGCCAAAATTCGGTTTGGCTTCTTGTTCCTCTATAGCCATTCTACACTCATCATTATTCAGGCAATTCTGAGTACATTCGTTCCAATTTACTCCATCTTTCCTTATGAATCCATCATTCTTAGAAATCTTATCTTTATCGACTATGTGTCTCCTATACTTGATTTTTGATGGTTCACCAAGATCAAATGCAATCATATACTTGTTACCTTCGGCACACGAATATTGATTATCCAAGTCACAGAATTTTTTCCATTCACAGTCCTTATTGGAATACAATCCACATGATCCAGTAGGTGTGCATATATGCCCCGTGTATCCACACTCTTTTGCTTCGCACAAATGAGATGTAGTATCACAGTAGTGAGATCCGGCAGGTAGATTATTTGGTCCTGTATAGAGTGCACAGTCGTTATCAGTTGTACACTGTCCCGTAGAGCATTTACCTTCGATGCAGTAGAATCCTGTACCACAGTCGGTTGCTACAGTACAGGCTCTCTCAACACATGAATGTGTTGAATCACAAACAAAGTGTTTTATTCCAACATTGTGTGATTCACAACTCGTATCCCCATCGCAAAAGTAATTTTCGCACTGATGATTTGCCAAATTACACTTTAATTCAGCTCCGGCTGATGGAGGTCCTGGAGGATTTGTCTTGCACATTGCATCATTCGTGCACGATCCTGGTACACATTCACTTCCAGCATTGCAGAATAGTCCACCTTTGCATGGGTGAATGCCGCTGCACCCCTTGTGACAGTGATGAGCTGTTCCAACCTGAACACAGTGAGATCCAGTGGGGCATGGTGTTGAAGTACATTCCTGTGCAGCTTCGCACTGATAAGTATTTGTATTACAAGTCAACCCGGCAATACAAGAAGATCCATCTGGGCAGGTGTTACCTGGCTGGCAAGTAGCTGTTTCGGGAGTACCACATGTAGGATCATGACATATTTCATTCGCTGCGTCACAAACTAGCTTTTGTCCCGGCCAATAAGCTTCACATTGAGCTATACCCTCGGCACCATACGAGTGACACTCGGACTCTCTACAGAGACCATCAATGCAATCTTCACCCTCTGGACATTGTGCAGATTCGTTATTGCAAGCATCTACGTGACAGAAGAACCCTTGAGTTGTACTTATACAATGTTCCTCTATATTGGGACAATCATTAAGTGTCTTGCATTGTGTAATTCCTACACATGTATAATCGATACAGTCTAGACCAGCAGGGCATACATTACCATAGGCACCACATTCTGCTTTGACACATTGAGAGAGTGAGTTGCAAGCCTTGTTCTCGAAGGTTTCACACTCATCACTCTGAACGTCATTTGCGGTACACATCTTTGGTAAACACTCACCATACGGATCACATACATGATTTCCAGCACAATGAAGAGTTGTATTATTACATTTTACCTGGTGACAGAACCCCAAGATGCACTGGGCACCTCCGTCACATGTTCCATCAATTTTACAATTCAGGGCTTCCACGCACAGATGATCCTCACAAACCTCAGAGGCATGACACTGTTCATGAACACACCCTACTTCATAAGGACAATCTATGTCTGGATAGCCACAATCAGCTTCTATACATTGCTTTGATAGCTGATCGCACGCAAGATGTTTTCCATCCTTTTCGTACTGGGCACAATCTGATGTCTGATCACACATCTTGTGAGCACATAGACCCACATCTTCCCCCTCTTCAACTAGGCACATGGGGAATGCATCCGGGCACGTAGGACTTTCTTTTGTGCATTGGAAAAATCCACACTCATAATTGGTAAGATCACAAACTTCACCCTCTTGATCACAGTCGTCAGTGGATGTACAATCTGGTACTATGCACAGTCCTCTCCAGCATACACAAGAATCCCCTGCGCACAGCAGTGGCTTGAGTCCTGTACATTGTATATCATCTTCAGGTGTGTGTGCCACCTCAGGTCCACCACCACAATTTGGTTCGTAACATTTGCTATTCTCGTAATCACACCAATCGTCTCTGTATTCACACTGCTTTTCAGGGCTGCACTCAATCTCTACACACTCTTTATTCAGGCACTTTAAATCGGGATCTTCACAATCTTCATCATTTATGCAACCATCATATGGTTTAGCCTTGCAGCGATTATTTGAACATTGGTAGTCTTCTTCGCAATCATCATCCTTTTTACACTCTGGAATTTTACACTGATGATTTATACAAATCTCCCAGTCGTAGCAGTCGATATCAGTCTCACAATTGTTCTCCATACATTTACCATCGATGCATTCATGACCTTCCTTACAATCTATTGATTCTTTGCATTCTGCCAATTGCTTATTTAATATAAGTATTACTCCAGCTATGTTAAGTACGACTAGTATGATTACAAATATAATGAACCAAACCATACTCTAATACTTAAGTGAGAATTCTTTTCGGTCCTCTTGGAGCTTACTGTAAAATTCGGGATTTTCTAGTATGTATGTTGTAATCATTGGCCAGACGTTTCGCTTCTTGAGGCCATCCAGTGTATCAAATTCGAGATTGTCATTCTCGTCATACTGTTTCCTGAAGCACATCTGTCTGAGATCCATCTTTCTCTTTTCTTCATTGAATCTCTGGGCAATATAAGTCTGTTGGTCCAGTGTAGTCTCATAGTCAATGATATAGACATGATATATAGCCATAAATGGCTCCTCATAATCTCGTTGCATCGTCTGAAACTTGAAATAGGAGCATTTGCCATGTTTCAAGTTCAAGAGACCCCTCGTTTCCTCTTCAAGTTCCCTTAGGGCACATCTGAGAGGGTTGATAACCTCCCTCTTTCTGCACCCACCAGTCACAAAAGTCCACTCTGAATATCTCCTGTCATGAACGAGTAAGAAATATGGCTTTTTATCTATAAAGCTCACGGGAATAGCTATTGCTTTATGCTTTTCCATCCCTACTCCTTCTTGACATATTTATTAGGTTCATAAGTCAGCACAAATACAAAAACCAAGAGTGCCCAAAGTATCATAAAGTTCATTCTACTAGTTGGCATACAAAAGAGCTCCCATCCCCTGCTGGATCCTGAGCACGTTGTAGTTGACTGCGTAAACATACGACCCTGGTGCAAAGATGCATGGTGATGTACCTGCAAGCTGTACTCCAGAAGTTGCATCCGTCACCAGACGGAACGAGTCTACACGTGAAAAGTTGATTGTTCCAGTTGGCTGGAGCTTGGAAGTATCCAGGCAGTATGGGATAATCATCAGAGGGGCTGGGGCTAGAGTGCCTGCAGCAGCTCCTGGGTTGTGCAGGCCAAATGGAGTATGGTAATATTGGGACACCTCCTGGAAGTGAGGTAGACCTCTGAAGATGCCAACATCCGTGCCGTTAATCTGAGTCTTGATTGTCTGTAGACCAGATGTATATGAAAGAACATTGCCAGCCACAAACTTGACGGGCTGATTGAATGCTAGCTCAGCAACGAAATCGTTGGGCACGAGCTGTCTCTGAACCTGCCAGATGAGCATATCGATTGATCCAGTTGAGTTGGTAAAGTAGTCTCTCTCGGCACCATCCAGGTAGATGTAATTTGCCCAGGCGTCATACTTGAGAGCTGGATTCATCAGACTGTTCCAGTAGATTCGAATCTCAATCTCGTGAAACTGAAGACCAACTAGAGGCAGACAGTTTTGGAAATCATTGCAAAAGAAAAACTTGAGAGGGTAAAATGTATTGTTGTTTGTATTTGTACCAGTTGTTGTGCCTCCGTATCTCTTGGAATATGTATCAGCCATGGCAACTGGGCACACAACCGAGTTGAAAATCTGGTCCTGTGTGTCAATGAGCTGACCACCGATGTAGAGCTCGACGTAGTTGATTGTGTTTGACCAATTGATGTTTGAGATGAGAGAGTTGTTGGCAGTGTTGGATGCAGTCAGGTAGATGTAGCTCAGAAGGTCACCCTTTCGCTCAATCTTGATAGATGTCATGTTACCAGGATTGGGATTAGCCTGAAATAGCTGTCTCTCGACAGACTGTGCAAAATGAGTGTAACGCTTATAGTTGCTTCTGAAAAAGGACACCTCGGGATTCGTGGTCAGGTACACGTCCTGAGCACCAACTGCTAGAATCTGAGTAATACCACCAGACATTTACAATCAACCAAGTTTTTTTTATGGAGGAGCAAACGAGGGAATTACATATGGATTATTCGAGGCCATTTCGGCGGTTGTATTATTGGGTTGAAATGGGTTTGACTGCCCCTTGTATGGGTTGAATTGAGCCTGGCCAAGATTTCCGTGTTGCTGATACATTGAAGAATTGAAATTCCCCTGTGGGATGCTATTATTGTCATCGATGACTGTAGTAAGCCGACCAGAAGTTGAGCTACCAAGTGATTGACCACCAGGCATCATATTAGGCACAGACTGTCCTCGGTTTGTGTACTTTACTGAATCCTGGTCGCTCGTGTATGCAGAGCTTGCCATAGGAGGTTGGCGTGCGACAGGTACCATCGTCGTTGCGTACCCTCCGTTGCTAGGTATCATATTCTGATATCTCTTGGTTGACTTTTCATTCTGAAGACTATCTGGTGGTGGAGCATACATTACACCCCCACCTGGTGTGGGCAAAACACCCCCCTGGTTATTTGCTCTCGGAAGTCGAGTTGTAGATCCTGGCTGAGACATGTCTGAGCTTCCATCAATGGATGCATAGCTAGATGGTGCAAGCGATCCCATCTTTACAATTGGAGCACCGGGCATCTGTGATGGATCAGAACCAGGACCTGGGAGTTGAATAAGGTTCTGCTCATTGATATTTGTTGTCAGAATGCGATAATCCTGATGGAATCCACCAGCTGCAGGCACATTTGGTCCTATGCCAAGACCTTTTCCGACATGCTGAATCGGAAATGGAGCCTGATTATTCTGGACGTTTGTCATGTACTGGGCGCTTCTGTCAGTCAAGTTGTGTACGGGATTTTTGTAAACGTCATTTGATACATCGGGGGCGGCAGGGTGCTGAATCTGACTCGAAGTTGATTCACCATCATACCTTTCCTTGCCGATATTGAAACCAGGTCCATAGATCGGCCCCTTTCTAATTAAGGGAATGCCAGTGCCTTTTTGGATATTCTCTGGGCTTGTATTCTGAATACCTCCACCGTATGATGGGCCCTGGTTTGTGTTATTGAGCATATTCATAATTTGTGTAGAATTTCCGTTATCTACTCCTACCATATCTTGATATTGACCTGTCCTGTAACCGGATTTTTTCATCTTATTTGCGGCAAAAATTAGACCACCTATAGCTATCAAAGCCAATGGATCCATATCTATTGATACAGATTATTATTTCTTACATCGACTCTTGTACTTGTAGGTGGTTCTGGATTTGCCTGAACAGCAACTCCAGTTACTTTATTCAAGATAGGGTAAGAGTATTCAGTATACTGTCTGCGAGGACCAGTCGTACTTTGAGCTCTGAGTGCGTTTTCAGCAGAGACAATTGATGTTAGCTGGTTGACAATTGTGCCTGGTGTAGTTAGAACTACGTTACTCGTATTGAGTTGCAGGGGAGTGGATGCCATTTATAATGAGTACAGAAATAAACTATGGATTCATGGTGCGAGAAGCAGATCCTATAAAGTTGGGGTTGCCAATTGCAGAAGTTCCATTGGCGTGGATTGTTGGATATGCCGTCTGTGCCCAGCTGCTAGGGTTAAATTCACTTGGCATCGATGCAAACTGACGTTCTGTCAGAATACTTTGCTGCTTCTGAACGAGATCTACTGCTTTAGGAACCGATGGTTGAGCATCCACCCGATCCTCAAAATATGATACACCCTTTGAATCCAAAGTTGATAACAGAAATGCAATTACAACTACTCCGAGATATACGACTCGATAGTCACCTGTAAGGATATATACAAGTACACTTGCATACAGAATAAATCGAATGGTTGCATTGGTATTTTCGAGATAGGTTCTCCCGTCTGAAGGCCAAAAGTCTGTTAGACTATCCTTTGAAAAGAGATCGCTGCTCATTATTACTACTAGCGATTATTTCTTTTGGGGAAACATATTCGACATACCCATCAACAGAGCTGAAGTGTCTAGGCTTCCTGTATTCATATCAGAAGCACACTTCTTGGCCATCTGCTCAATCATAGATAGGGTGTTGTCTGGAAGGGCCGAGATGGTGTTTCCAAGAATGTATAGAGTCTGAAGATATTGCCAGATTGCATTCTTGGTATTCTCAGAAAGGTTGTCTGTCCAGATTGCCTGGAGCTTGAAATCCTTGAATACATCTGGGTTACCCAGAAAGAATGAAGAATCCTTTGCCATAATCTGCTGGGAATAAGGGCTCACATTCTGAATGTAATTCTCCATGCAAGCACGAGAGTTAGCCTTGCGTAGAATCTCAAAAGACATCTGGTACTTTTTCATTGCTGGCTCCTCTGGAAACGTCTGGACAAGCTCCTCCAAAAACTGCTCCATCATATCATTGAATGCAGAGATGGTTGTCATTTATAAATACATAGAACGTTGTATCTTTAATATGGTATGAGACTCTTGGGTCTGGACATGGTACCAACATATACAATCCCGTATACTAGTATTCCATTGAGTACTGCGGGCTTCATAAACTTGGTCTCCTCCTGATTGAGCTTGTTTTTTCCATAAAGATACAAGGCTGTTATGATGGCTGCAACAATTGCAGCAACTAAGGGATTCTTAAGAATATCCATTTAATATACAGTTAGTTTTTTTAATCAGATGCATCTGGCATCAGTACGTCATTATCAATAGTCTTGACATCCTCCTCTGAAGGTGGCTCCTCCTCGGGAATCTCCTCTTCTGGAATCTCCTCAGAGATTGCGTAATCCTCATTTGGTGATGATATGTTCATAAGAATTATATTCTGAAGTGGAACATAGCTGCGAATGACAGAGTCGATAGCCTTGACAATTCTCTTGGCCAAAATAAATTCACGCTCATCCTCCTTTGACATGAACTCTGCAGACTTGCAAATGTAAACCTGAGAAACTTTGTAGCACTTGCGAACAAACTCTGATGTGGATGGAATGGTCAGTGATAGCTTGTTATTCTGCTTGTTAATCTTGACTGAATTCATAATCTGGACGAGACTCACGATGGAAGCCTCAATAAGCTTGTCAAACCAGGGGCACTCAGCCTTGATCCGATCTACGTGCACATCTATGGTGCTGTCACTCCATGATGAAATCTCGGACGAAATCTCCTTAAACTTGCTGATTCGGCCGCGATCTCCACGCAATAGTTCATCAGTGTCTGAATACATATTCATAAATGTACTGGACATTTCTGGAACCATACACTCTTCAAGCATATTCATATATTCTCTACGAGCCTCTACGACCGCCTGCATTTCTTTTTTGCTGGATTATTTTAGTTGCAATCTTTCGCAAATTAACGAGTGAAGGCAGATCATCATCATCTCCCTCATGTGTCTCTTGATGAACAAGCTGTGATCGTCCCCATGTTACTTTGAAGCTATATTCACTTTGCTCAACATTATAACCCAATTTCTCTAGTTGTCTTTTGAGGTAAACAGATGCAGATGATATGTTATATACTGGAAATCCCCAGACAAATTCTGGAATTTCTAGAATCGCATGAGGTAGACCAAGAGAGACTGATGTTCGAATTTTTTTGTCAAACATCTCGAGAATATGCTTGTATGTTTCCTTTTTCAAATTTCTCCTGTGTGCCTCTATCTGCTGAATCTCCTGAGCACTAATCATACATTTGATGCGTCAAAAATTTTGCAACAAAATACGAGCACATCACATGGCAACTCTCATATATAGTGACAAGTGCAAATACTGTTATGAGATTATAGAGTTTATCAAGACGAGGCCTGCTCTACACTCTGTCATTCAGTACCATCACGTAAATCAGGGAGTTCCTGATGGAGTTACCAAGGTGCCAAGTCTCATCACAACTAGTGGACAACTTTATTCAGGGAAACAAGTCAGAGAGTATCTAGATATTTTGGCACCGGTGAAGCTTGAAAAGTTTACCCTATCAAAATCGAATCTAGTTCATAAAAATCTATTTCAGGTTTCAAACTATGGCGCCAATTCAAACAAGCCAGTAATGACCCCCGAACTTGAACGAAAGATTAATCAATCAGTATCCGAAGGATTACAGAACTTAAAAAGATAAACTACTCCTCTCTTAGGATGTTCTTAAAGACTGTGCAGGCATCGTCATTTCGAAACATATTCGAAGTCTTGAAAGATATAATCAATGACATTAACATCTATTTCGATAGTACTGGGGTTACTATTAGTACACTTGACATAGCACGTGTATCTCTTGTTCATATGTTTTTAGGTGCTGAAAACTTTGAAGAGTATTCATGCCCTCATGAAGTTATTGCTGGACTGAATATTGGAAACACATATAAGCTTCTAAAGTCCATCACGACGAATGATACTCTGACTATAAGTATCAATGGTCCAGAGTTTATGGATATTATAATTAATAACGAAACTAAAAAATCAATGTCAAAGTTTAGTCTCAAGTTGCTAGATATTGATGAAGAGATTCTTGACATCCCAGATGTGAATATGGATATAATAACAACATTGCCATCTGTTGATTTCCAAAGAATCTGCAGAGATATGGGCAATCTTTCAAATGATATTCAGATTAAGAGGGTTGCAAACAACATTGTATTCGCTTGCAAAGGCGACTTTGCAAACCAAGAGACTATCATCAACTGCCCAGTCTCTATTGAATCTTCAATTTCAAACATCTTCAGCCTGAGATATCTCAATCTATTCACCAAAGCGACCGGCATGTGCTCGAGTGTTCAGCTCATGCAATCCTCTGAGGATGAGTCGATGCCAATTATTCTACGCTACTCTGTAGCCAACTTGGGTGACATCAAGTTTTTCTTGGCTCCAAAGACTGACGTCTGACCTAGGACGTTTGTAATCTCAAGGGATCCATCCTCGGGCTCGATGAAAATCTCCTTTTCGAAAGCTACAAAGATTCCAATTCCATTTTCGTTACGTAGCATGATACGCGGAATCCATTGACGCCTCATAATCTTGTAAAAGATGAATGACAGATTCGGCTCCTGGCCATAAAAGTCGTTCCTTGGGCCCGAATACGGCTTGATATAGTCTGTGACATTGCGCCCATTCCAGAATGCATGCTTCATAGGTAGAAAGAAGCCTCTCCCTATGCTCATAGGGAGAGATTCACCAATGAATTTGTAAATCTTTCCATTGTACATGAAATCAATCACCTTCACCTTGGTTTCATGAACTAATGTATTGATCTTTACGATGGACCAATTTTTTGGCTGAAAAAACTGAAACACTCTGACAATCATAAAGAATATCTGCTTCATTAAAAGAATAACGCGATATATCTTTAATGGAGGCTCGATTTAATGAACGAGTAAAGTCACTTGAGGGTGATGAGTTGTGTGATTATATAGCCATGTGTATCCCATTCATATCTGAATACACAACAAAGACTGACAAGGGGATTCAGAGGAAGGATATATATGATAGATATCTAGAGAGAGTTGAAGGTCATAGCATAGTCAGACCTTTGCGCAATCGGATGAAAGTGTGTGCATGTGGCTCGACAAGCTTTATCAACGACTCTGCAACATCTGATGAGATCTGTACAGAGTGTGGCCTTGTTGAATTCATATTAGGAGAAGAGGCTGGATTCAAAGAGGAGCAAGAGATGGATAAGATTATCAATTATAGTTATGACCGAAAGAATCATTTTAATGAATGGATTGCTCAGTTTCAGGCTAAGGAATCGACAAATGTACCACCAGAGGTTATTAGTCTTCTCAGAGTCGAATTCAAAAAGCAAAAGATTCGAGATCTTTCCGAGATTACTCACGGAAAGGTTCGAACTCTGTTGAAAAAGTTACGACTCAACAAGTATTATGAACACGTCCCTTATATTGCAACAGTTCTCAATGGAATCAATCCACCATCCATGTCTCAAAATCTCGAGGATAAATTAAGACTTATGTTTGGACAGATACAGGCTCCTTTCAAGAAACATTGTCCAACTGAGCGTAAAAACTTTTTGAGTTACTCGTACGTTCTGTACAAGTTTTGTGAGCTCTTGTCAGAGGATCAATACCTCAAGTGTTTTCCTTTGCTCAAAGACAAGTCGAAGATTTACAAGCATGATCAGATTTGGAAAAAGATTTGCGAAGAACTCAAGTGGGAGTTTATATCTACAGCATAACTTCTTCAATCTGCAGCTCTGGTCCAAAGTTGACAAGATATCCATGCGAGTGACCAAGGATTCTCATATATGTTCGAATCTGATCTCTATTGGCATCAGAGAGAGATCTCACGCTCTTGAGCTCGATGATACAGTCGCTCAAGATGATGTCTGCTCTAAGATTTCCAATCACATGACCCCTAAATTCAACAGGTATGATTCTCTCCGTCTCATACTGAATCCCATTCAATCTCAGAAGAACCTCTAGAGCATTATGATAGATTGCCTCGGAATATCCAGGGCCAAGCTCCTCCCAGACTTGGTTCATCAAGTCTATCATAGTACTCTTTGTGTCAACTATTTTCTTAAGTATTGTTAATGAACAACGCTCCCAAGAAAACCAACTGGATCCTATGGGGTGCCATAATCGTCTTTGGTCTCATTTTCCTTGTATGGATGATTGATTTCATTAGATGTAAGATGAAGAAGGATGGGTGCACCAAAGCATGGTGGAGATTTAATGGTGGAGATGACAAGGCCGAGTGTACATCTAAAGATGATTGCGATGACGGTCAGAGCTGTAAAGATGGAAAATGTGTAGATGATGCTGAAGCCTATAAAAGAAGACGTCTATACAAAAAACGTAAATATGCAGTACCACCCCCAGCCAAGGTGTCCAGTTATGAAGCTCCAAAGAAGCTTTCTGGCTATGGTGGAGCTCCCATCTACAGACGTCCCACGTAACGCTCATTAGCCCTGAATATAGCAGAGGCTCTTGGAGACGTTCTCTTTGTAAAAGTCTCTGCAGCCGTCAGCGATCTCTCAACATGACGACGTCCCAAGCCTTTGACTGCTCTGCGCAGAGCTGCATGTCTTCTAGCCTCTGTCATTTGTTTGACTGATCCATAACCATAACGCCCTAGGAGACCCTTTCTAAGGGGTCCTATTCTGACACTACTTCTGCTTCGTGTACCCTTTATGAGCTTAGCTGGGACGTGAACCCTCGTGCCATCTCGGCGAGTGTAAGAGTAAGCCTTTCTTCTTATCATTATACTAGTGTGAGATTATTTTCCTTGGGGTACTTGACATCAAATTGTATATACAAATCTCCACCTTTCATGCCTTTTCCATCAACCTTGTAAGTTTGGCGCGGATCTAAAATGCCAAAGTCTTGTGTTGAAAGTTTAAATGGGCCTGAAAAGTGAGGAACTGTAAGTATTGTACCATTGACCGAGTCGACAAATGATATAGCTGGCTTGAAGTACAAGTCATTACCGTCCCTCGTAAAGTATTCATGATCAATGATTGAAAATACAAATGTAACACCCATGTCTGGTACATTTACCCGTTCACCATTCTGAGTGTCGGCTCCAATATCCAAAGTCACATCTCTCGTCTCTGGAAGTTGCTTCTTGAAATCGCAATCTTTGCACCCTTTGGGATGTTTCCCCTTTCCTAAGCAATCTTGACAAGGCTGTTGAATTGAAATAATCATAATCTGCTGCGTAATTGTGCCTGTACCCTTGCAGGTTCTGCAAGTGCTTGTACATACGGGGCAATCCTTCATCCAATTAACCCTAAGCTTCTTCTTCTTTTCGTGATAGATGTCATCGAGGCTGATTACTATTGGATGCTCAGTCTCCTTCTTCATCATCCCTCCAAACATTCCACCCATATTCTTCAGAATGTCACCCATATCAAATCCACCAGGGCCACCCTCGGATCCAGTAAGATCATAGGATTGTTTCTTTGCTGGATCAGATAAGACATCATATGCATGTGAAATCTTCTTGAAAGTCTCTGGATCTCCACCCTTGTCTGGATGATGTTTCATCGCGAGCTTTCGGTACGCCTTTTTAATTTCATCCTGGCTCGACTCTTTTGATATTCCTAAATCTTCATAGAGACTCATACTAACAAGAGGTTCGTTTTTTTTAATGCTAAAAAATCGTAAAAAGAGTAATGGGTATGTGTATAAACCCAGCCATATTCGGCCCCTACTTTTGGACAGTCATACATTTGGCTTGTCTTACAGCCGGAACAGACATCTCAGATGAAAAAGCTTCTGACATGACTATGTTCTTCAAGTCCCTCCCTGGAGTTCTGCCTTGTCTACACTGTGCAGAACATCTAAAAACAAATTTGATCCAACTGCCATTTGACAGATTAGATCCATTTAGATGGTCTGTTCAATTACACAACAATGTCAATGCTCAACTCGCCAAGAAACAAGTTTCTTATGAGGATGCACTGAAATACTGGGAAGAACAATGCAAGGATGATAAACCTCCACAGACACCTTGGTTGGTTATCATTTTAGTAGTACTCGTCGTTTTTGGAATGGTATTCCGTTGAATGATGTTGTTGCAGACATTGTGTAAGCTCCCATATTTGGCCACTCCAGATAATCACCCACCTTAATTAGATCTGGAACTTCAATATGATTATATATAACATCAAATCCATCACATGTACATCCAAATAGAGTTTTAGTAATTGATGATCCTTGAAATTTTGGAAGTGGTGTTGAGTGGTCATACAGTCTGCAATTGAATGCCCCATACAAGGATTCATCCACAGTCAGAGAATCCTTCTTGTACCCAATCACCTGTGTAAACAGTGTTGCAACCTTTTCGGCAAAATACCTTCCAGGCTCTGCAATAACTTTGAAACCATCCAGATAGTCCATTATACAGTTTGATAAACCTGACGGAATCTTACCATGTGTAAACCCACCACCAATATCTATGATTGTTGGATTCAGACCAAAATCAATTGCCAATTTGGCAGCTCTGCAAGCTTTTTTCACACCTTCAACATATGCCATTTCATTCTGAGCACCTGAACCTACATGAAATGAAATCCCAACCAGTTCTAGACCCAGTGACTTTGTACGGGCAAAGAGTTCTGGCCAATCCTCCTCATCTGCCCCGTATTTGTTACCGAGTGGACACCTGGCTGTAGGATCATCAGCACGTATTCTTAATAGAACCTTCATAGGGTACTGTGAAATCTTGTACAGCTCAGATGTAGAGTCGAATGTTGTTACTCCTACACCAAGTCTACAAGACTCTTTGAGATCTTCAGGTATTTTACATGGATTTGCATATATGATATCGTTCGAACCTTTTGACTGTACCAATTGAATCTCCGCGAGACTTGCACAATCGAAGCCAGCTCCAAGCTTTACAAGCCTGTCAATGATGAGCGGATGGGGGTTACACTTTACTGCATAGTAAGGTTTAATGGATGGAAACAATGCATTCCAGTCTTCCATGGCCCGATCGAGAAAATCAAGATCGAACACATAGTAAGCACCCACCATGTATATCCTGAGGATTTATTTTTTAGATAAAGCCAAGAGATCCTGTATACATAATGGAGCGTGTTTTCCTTCTCGATCGTTCTGGATCTATGGCTAGCATCCTTGATGACACAATCGGTGGATTCAACTCGTTTGTAAAGACTCAGACTGGTGGTACGATGTCACTCTATCTCTTTGATCATGAACTTACAGAGGCGTACAAGGGGGTCGCCATGGAAAAGGTTCCAGAGCTCACAAATACCAGCTTTGTTCCTCGTGGAAGTACAGCTCTGCTAGATTCACTGGGTCATGTACTCAAGAATACGACTGGAAAGCCAACTGTTGTGATTCTCACGGATGGCGAGGAGAATTCCAGTCACAAGTATACTCATGAGCACATCAAGGATTTGATTGAGTTGCGCAAGAGTGAAGGGTGGGACTTTGTATATCTAGGTGCTAATATCAAGGAGGGTACTGGTCTAGGTATTCGAACATCGATCGCCTTTGAGCCAGCTCGTACCGGAGAGCTCTTTGCAACTCTGAGTGCAGCAATGACTCAGGCGAGTCAGACTGGAGAGGCGGTTACATTTTAAACATTTTGTAAATGAAAAATCCAGATGCAAGGAGTGAGAGAATAGATAGTACAAGCATTACAATCAAAAACTGCTTGCTCGTCTTGTTTGTATCACCGATAGCTTTGATACCTATAGCATTGGATGCAATTGCAAGTACCGAGACGGCAAAAAATAGCCAGGGTTCGAGCTCCATTACTTTATCTTGAGAAACTTATTCGGATCGAAATGTACAAGAGTAGAATCAATATGATGATATTAAATAAAAGCCAAGCTGCTAAGTAAGGAAGTATCCTCTCTTTGAGTGCGTTATTCTCCAAAACCATATTTAGCAACTGAGCTGTAATAGATTCATCCTTCATGGATCGCCTAATTAAAACTAGGAGAGAAAAACTAAAGTGTCCGAATGATACACTTCAACTACTGATACAGACTCACCCTCGAATATATATATGGGGTCCACCTGGTATCGGAAAGACTTGGACTGTAAGGAGGGTCTTGGAAAATCCAATTGAGCTGGATGGGGATATTCTCAAGTCCAAGCAGACTACTCTTGATATTATTGCAAGAGCTTCAGGTGCCGTATTACTAATAGATGATTATGATTCCATCTGTGATATGGTTGGAGTCAGAGAATTGGAGACGGTAAAAAAGTTTGTAATCATTGGTAACAAGCCATGGAAAGGATCAACAGATGTGTATACATATGAATTTCCAAAAAAGACTTTGGCTGAACTTCAAGAGATTGGTAAGATCTATGGTGTTATGGATGTATCAGAATTTCGCGGAGGTGATATTAGATCAATTATAAATGGGGGTGACAAGGATGTCTTTTGGACTCCAAAAGAGTTTGTCCAATCACTCATCGGTAAGAATGGCACCAGAAATCCTAAAAACTATATTGGTCAGGTTGTTGAGGAGCATGGTCACGTTATGGATCTCATACATGACAACTATATTGATAGTACTGCCGACCCCTGTGAAGTTCTAGAGTGTCTGAGCATAGCATCAATTTACGATCAGGAGATTTATGCAGGAAAATGGAACCTCTTACCGTTCTTCAGTCATGAATCATGTATATCTCCTGCTAGTCTCATAGGTCACACAATCAAAGGGGATCTGAGACCAGGTTCAATGTGGACAAAGTTTTCGAGCATGTGCATGAGAAAGAAAAAGGTTCGAACAATGTGCACACGTGTAAAAAGACGTGAATTAGATGTTGATGCTTTGATGCTTCTCAGAGATTACTTTGAAAAAGGGGAGGGATCAGAGCTCATTCAAGAATATAACCTTCACAAATGTGATATGGATGTCTTGGGACATCTATGTCTCGTAAAGAAACTCAAGGCTAAAACTATAACAGCTTTAAAAAAGCAGTGCCTAGAATAGTATGACGGAAAAGGAGATTGAACAACTAAAATACATCAAGATTGTCTCGAATGAAATTTACTTTTATTGTGATGTATCGGTTGAATCAGTTGCTGAGTTCAATACCGAACTTAGGAAGCTTGACAAGGAACTCCGAACCAAATACATAGAGATGGATATCGATGATATTCCAGTCATCAAGATTTATATTCATAGTCCTGGTGGAGATGTTCACGCAGGATTTGGAGCTCACGATCACATACAGAGATGTAAATCACATGTGATTACTATAGCTGATGGATTCACAGCGAGTGCTGCAGCCATAATGTATCTTGGAGGGCATGAGAGATTCATCACAAAGAATGCATGGATTCTTATTCACCAAATTGGGACGGAGATTGGATGGGGTTCATTTGATGAGATCAAGGCTGAGGTTGATAACTGTCAACAAATCATGAAACATATGAGATCCATGTGTAAGAGGATGACAAATATTCCAGAGGCTAAGCTTGACAAGTTGATGCAACAGGATGTCATTATGTCTTCTAAAAAGTGCCTCAAGTACGGGGTATCGACCAAAATTTGCGCGGCTTAGGAGCTCAGGAAATTCACTCTAGTAGAGTAAAATGAATCTCGACGCTATCTGGGCACAGGTGGACTCCTTCCGGGAGGAGTGTTCAACATCCACACACGCTTCAGACTATTTCTGTGTGTGTGGAGGTTTGAAGGAGATTCACGGAATTCCAACTTGCACATCATGTGGACGGGTTGATTCAGAGTACATCTCTGACGAACCTGAATGGAGAGGTGGTCCAGGAGGTGAGGATGGTGAATGTTCAGACCCATCTCGGGTTGGAGCACCTGTAGATGATAGATTCAGTGAGATGTGGTCTATGGGAACCATCATGTCTGTAAAGTACAATTCGAGTTATGCTCTGAAGAAGCTTGCTCGTATCGACTTTCACACTTCGATGAATCACAAGGATCGTTCGCTCTTTCACAACTATGCCCACATCGAAAAGGCTGGGAAGGATTTGCCAAAGTTTGTCGTCAAGGATGCAGAGGCGATGTACCGAAAGTTTACAGATGAAAAGCTAACGAGAGGGGCTGTTCGTATGGGTATCAAGGCGAATTGCCTCCTAGAGGCGTGCAAGCGAAACAAAATTTCAAGATCAATTGCAGAGATGGCAGCCGCCTTTGAAATTCCAACCAAGGATATTTCGAGAACTTCAGAGATGTTCAGAGAGGTGATTCCTACGGAAGTCAAGGTTACTATGGCTTCTGATGTTGCTGCGCGGATGATGTCAAACTTTACTATGATCCCTGATGAGACTCGTCGTCGTTTGCGTATGCGGATTATTCGCATATGCGAGCAAGTGCAGGAGTCGAATGAATTGATGGGTAAAACCCCCAAGACTATTGCTGCTGGTGTTATTCGTATTGTTACTCAGCTGGAGATTCAAGTTGTTTGTGAACTATGTGGTGTATCTGCTCCAACCATCAAGAAGATTGAGGGAGTTTTAACGGCGATTATTCATTAGGTAGTATATGAGGACCGCAATGATGGCAACCATAAGCCAGTTATTATCCTCAACCTTTAGGATACCTACAGCTGTACTTGCAGCAGTTACAGAACTGGGTAGAGTTGTTCCTGTTTTGAGAGTAAATTTGTTATTAACACTGTCAAATGTACCAGATAGCGTTGCTGTATATGGCACGCCATCAGCTGACATCCATACCTTTACTGTATGATTACCATCGGATGTGGTTGTTAGGGTAGGAATTGCATCAAGATTAATCACGCTGGAGCTAACGCTGGAGCTAGCTACGGATTTAATTCCAACAGAAGTATAAGACATTTACTTTAATGTAAGATTTTTTTTAGATAAAGACTTTGTCCCTTAGTTGTCTAATGCAGACTGTATTTTTGTCCACACCGTGCTATGGTGGCCTGTGTCTACAGGCTTATGCTGAGTCTTTATTTTCCCTTCAGAACTTGGCTGCAAAAGAGAATATAGCAATTTCATTGGACTTTACGGGTAATGAGTCTCTGGTACACAGGGCCCGTAATACTTCAGTGGCTCGATTCATGTACAACTCAACTGCAGACTATTTCATGTTCATTGATGCTGATATAGAATTTCAGGCTGAATCTGTGCTGAGACTCATCCGCTCAGGTCATGATGTTGCTGTCGCAGCATACCCTAAAAAGGCTATAATGTGGGATCAGGCTGAGGATGCTGTCCTGAAGGGTGACAAGAGAGATCCTTCAAAGTTGTCATCGAACCTCGTCCTAAATTTTAAGGAGCAGTCTAGAGCTCAGATTATCAACGGTTTTGTGGAGGTTCTGGATGGTCCAACAGGTTTCATGCTCATCAAACGCTCTGTAATTGTTGCTATGTACAAGCATTATACAGAGCTCAACTGTGTAAATGATCATCTGAACCGAGACTCGGAGACGTACTGTGCCATATTTGATTGTATGATTGATCCAGAGTCTCGCCGATATTTGTCTGAGGATTATGCGTTTTGTAGACGTTGGCAACAAATGGGTGGAAAGATTCATGCAGATGTCACGACAACACTTGGTCACATAGGGAACATCCGTTTTACAGGAGCTTTACATAAAGCTCTAGAGGCTAATTAAACTAATGATTACAATTGTTGCAATTGTAAGTTCAAAATCAATTCATTGTTCAACTCTTAATTCTATATTGCATATCAATATGCATTGTATCAAGAATAATACACAAGTAAGTGTTCATTACATTACAGATATTTCTGGACTCAAGAGATATCTGAAGCATTCTGATCGTCTCATCTTTTTTGATTACGGTTCAAATATAAACTCTGATTGCATTCCAACCATGTGTGGACCTATGCCAAAGGGATATCAGGTGATGGTTTTCCCAGCCGTAAAGGAGGGAATTGACTGGGAACTCTTCAAAAGAAAGACTCTGGCTGGTTCCAAAGAGCCAGCTGAACAGAGAGGGCTTTCATTCGATACAACTGTTGATAAGCAGTTTGGAGAATATCTGTGGTCAGTAGAAAAGACGGAACCTCAGGTTTGGACTATGGATGTCAAGCCTGTGACCAAAAAAGCGACAAACATTCCGCTCGACAATACTCTCTTTGCAGCCCTGAAGACACAGGGTATCAAAATCTGTGCGTGTACAGCAGCCAGGTGTACTCAAACTTACATACACAAGTGTGTGGCAAATATATTAGAGACTTCTGGCATTTCGGTAGTAAGATGAAGCAGTTTATTTCACAGGCATGGGGGTCCAGTGACCCTGATAGGTTCCCAGGGGCTCAGCCTGTTTCGATTGAGCGAAAGCACTTTGAGACTCTCAAATCCAAACCGTATCTCGTATGTGAAAAGAATGATGGGATTCGTAATATGCTCGTATCGTACGGTGGTGTCTCTATATTTGTCGATCGAATGTTCAACGTGACTGAAACGAGCCTTGTAATCCCTACCAACACAATACTGGATGGTGAAATGATGGAGAATGAATACCTTGTGTATGATGCCGTGGTGATCAGAGGTGAGAATGTGATGAATCTACCACTGACTGAGCGTCTTGCTCGCGCCAAGAAGATTTGTCCTTTGGCCACAAAGAAGAATGTCCGAGTGAAGGTGAAGACGATGGTTCCTCTTGATAGGATTTCAGAAATACAGCTTGGGCCAACTACTGATGGTCTTATATTCACACCGGTTGATGAGCCGGTCCGCATGGGTACTCACGAGACGTGCTTCAAGTGGAAGCCGAGGTCTCACATCACAATCGACTTTCTAGTCAGAGCTAGTGCATATGTTGATGGAAGACCTGTGTATGGTTTATTCTTGCAGAATGAAGAGTCGGTGATTCCTCTCATCGCATCGAATGCGATGGGTAAAGATCCCAAGGAGTTTGATGGAAAAATTGTAGAGTGCGTGTACGGCAAGGCGGGATGGAGTATAATCAAGATTCGTTCGGATAAAAACTATCCAAACAACAGGCGCACATATCTGAGAACCTTGGTAAATATCAAGGAGAATATTCAATTTGAAGATTTTGTATACATAGCAAAGTAGTATGGGCCCTTTTCATTGTAATGATCAACCTTGATTTTAATTTCATCGTCACATATGAACCACTCGTCCCTGTGTCTCACTAGAGCTGCATAGTGTCCCCCTCGATGACTTCCTAGGTGGAGAGCAGCTCCGCACAATTTGTACCCCTCGAAGCGTTCTGGCAAGTCTATGAGTTGCTTCTCTTTGTAGAGATTAAAGTTTATCATGAAGACTGTCCCCTTTTTTGTAATTGTAGATTCCATTTGATATTCCGGATTGTTATCAATCATAGTTGACTTTGTAAAGAAATCCTCTCCAATATCAATTGTGTGACATGAAAATATATCAGTCGCTGGTTCCTTTCCAGTGATTCTCGTTGTCATTTCACCGTAAAAGTGCTTCTTGACCCAGTCCTTATCAAGGCTAGACTCGAATATGTCTATGATGCACAGAATAGTCTCTTGGACATCATTCGGCTCAGACCCTCTGAATTGAGGATATCTAGAGCGAAAATCCTGAAGCATCTTGGATGGGTTCAGAGCTTCCTTCTTCTTATGAACCCATATGTGATCAACCATATTCTTGTATTCTTGAGTAAAGACACATGTACCATCATATCCATTTATAATAAAGTGATTCGTCAGAACTGGAACATGAAGCATACATTGTAGGGCTGTGTTGAAGTAACAGGTGTTACCAAGGTTCTGCATATGAAATAAGAGGTTCAAAACTTTATTACTCAAAAAGCGTGTGCCAGGTTTCCTCAGGCTTTTCTCGCTTAGTAAGTAAAACAAAGATGCAGGCTCTCTTCACCCCTATTGTTGCCAAGTACCTCCAGGCTCCTCAGCATGAGATTGAGCTCAGGCTAGGCAAGGTGAAGCGGGGAAAGTTTGATACGAATGTTGGTCCTGAAACGTATCAGCGAGTTCTCTGTGGGCTCCAGCAATATCAGGGCTGGGAGTCGACAAAGATTTCTAACGATACAATTTACTATGGAACTGAGGGTCGGAGGGCGGTGATGACGGAGGGGGCTGATGATGTGAAGCGGGTAATCAAGAAGAGGGTAGAGGTGCAGGATTTTCAGATGGATCCATTTGATGTTCGACTAGGAGTAAGCACTGAGGTTCCGTACGAAGAGACGGCTGACGAGGAGGTCTTTGATGAGACTAGGCAGCGTATTCGTCACTCGTTTGTTCGGAAGAATCTCAGTATTGATGTTTCTATGGTTAAGGGTTCTCCGGATGATATGGACTCTGAGGATGTCATTTCATACCAGATTGAGCTCGAGATTATTGATCCAGCAGCAGTCAAGAATGAGAATGAGCTACACAACATTCTCTACAAGGTGTTTGATATTATGAATATAGTTTAATGATATGCTCTGCAAGTACAATTCCCTTTGCTAGTCTCTCCACGTCTGGATCATCCTTTCGCACCAACTTTTTAATCATATCCTTGGGATAGGCTGTAAACACAATGTCTATCCCGAGCCAAAACTTACCAACCGCTTTAATCTTCTTCTCTTCATCTGTAATAACAGGTTGGTTCTCATATACGTGCTGATCTGAAAACAAATATTCATACTGCTTTCTGTAATCACCTTCGAGCTCATATAGTTGTTCATTTGTATTTATGACTGGTGGAGGTGCCTGAACCTCTTTGGGCTGTTCAACAAGCACTACACGCTCAGGTTGCTTCTTGGCCTGCATCTCTTTGCAAATCTGAGGCTTTGATTTTCCAGTTGGATCAATACCCATTGCGCGCGCATACTTGTAGAGAGTCTCTGTAGGTATAGTTGCACACTTGCGTCCAGGATTTGGTTTTCCATTCTTCCGAAGGGCACCTTTTATGTGTTCGCCTTGTACGTAATACTTGATGCCTTCGAGCTCAAAGTTGGCCCTATTAGCCTTGGGCTTTATGCTCGCCCCAATGAGACCACACATCTTTGCTATGCCCATACCCCTTCTGACACCTGGTATTCCATGCTTCCGTGCAACATCCTCCAACTGATCTTCAGTAAGACGTGCACATTGTCGTCCTCCAATCTTTAGAACATCTAGGATTTTACCCTTGTATTCTTGTTTCTCAAACTTGATTTCGACGAGTTTCTCCACCTCTTTAACTTCTTCTATTTTGAAGAGTTCTTTGACAGACTTTGGTATGGGTATACCCTTGTATGCTTCTATGACAGTCTTTCGTGACGACTCTGTAATTCTTGGAATCTTATAGCATGTAGGGAACCCCTGAGCATTAGGTCTACAGTAGTAGCCGTGTTTACACTTTCCTTCGAAGGAATCGGGGGGGTCTGGTGGATTTGTAGATCTCGTCTTGTATGTAGACACTTTCTTATCTACCTTGGGTCGTTCTTGAATCTCACCAAACACATCACCTGCATCATCTAATATACTATATATCGATCTGATGATGAGACCTCTATCATTAAACTTACCCTTATATTGAATAATACCAGACTTGTAAAACCCTAGTGTAAATAACTTCTTTCTGACCTGTATGGTTTCATATACTGTTTTGTTTCCTAAATGCACAACAGTTTTCGTGGGATTCTTCATTCGTCTATCATCAACTATAGGCACCTTCACCTCCTCCATGAATGAAAATTGAACAAACAATTGAGCTTTATCTAGAACAACACGAGCACCTTTGATTGATTCTCCAAGTTTTTCGAGATTAATAGTCCTATCCACCTTTACTTGTCCGGATCTATTAGAGTATTCTATGTACCCCACCTTACCAACTAGATGTTCTATAAACTGTATAACCTTGGTCTCATCTGAAGCTCCAGTAAATCGAACAGCTCCACTTTCAAAGAGATTGACGTAATTCTTCTTACCATCGATTATAAACCCTATACCCACCTGGTTCGGCTGACCCTCCTTTAGATTGATTAAACCCTTGGAGTTGTATCTAGCCATCTCTTTGAATCTACCACCCTTCAAGCTGGCACTCTCGATTCGAGGATCCTTCTCGTGTGCAATTTTACGAAATAACTTTACGACATTTGGAACATCTGCAAGGCCATCAGCATTAAAGAGACTATTTTGTAAACCTGAGAGATGGTATATACGTTTTGGGCGCTTTTTGATTTTATTCATATGTCTCAAGATTAGATTCCTTAAACTCTTCTTTTTTGGAGGTTCGGCTGCAGCCGCTGCAATACCTGCTAGATAGGATTGTTCAGGGGTTTTTTCAACTGGACCTCTTTTTCGAATTGTGGGTCGCTTCAGCATACTAGTAGTCATTAGAAAATTCTGGCTTGGAGTCATCAACAACAACATCTAGACCAAATATGAATGGTTGAGCAATGTACTGACGACCCTTGTAAACTTGCGTGTCTGTCCGAACCTCGATATCGCGAGACGAGAATGGACCTGCGTAGAAATCTGGAGTGAAACGCGGCTTGCCCAAGTTGTTGTCTTGGCAGTGCTGGTTGAGAATGTGTACAAACAGTCTCTGAGGAACACAGAGCTCCTTGCCGAACTGAATCTTTTCGGATGACAGAAAGTTTTGCAGAACACTCGTAACCATTGCAACTTGGTTCCGGATTCCTTTGAAGTATTGAGGAACTACATTCCAGATATCCTGAGACTTGTACTTTTGAGAATACTCTAGATATGCACAAACGCACTTTTGCAGAATGAGTGGCAACTCAGTATCGAGCTTGTATTCTAGCTGTGGATCACACTTTGTCTCATCCACCTGACGAGGAAATGCCCACACAAGAATGCGACGAAGAATCGACCCAGAGTTATCCTTCCAACCAGGCATTTCATTGCCAGCCAGAATTCCAGGCACCTTCCAAGTCAGACTCTTCGCCTTGCGATTTTTGCGGGCAATACTCATATCTTCACCCGATACGAGCGACTGAAACTCCGCCTGCTCTAGGGCCATATCCCCCTTAATCTCAGGGCTGATGAACATGAAACCGTCACTTATCGAGTCCAGACCAAACTTCTTTTCGATATTGTTTGAAAGAGTCTTGACATCCTCTGCATCGTAAAACTTGGCGCAAATCTTGGTGACAATCGTAGACTTGCCGGTTCCAGCAATACCCTTGAGATAGGGAATAACTTGCCAAGAATCCATTTCATTCACCTCGAAACACAGACGGCCACAGAAAACATAGAGCCAACGACATACATCATCCGAGAATCGCTGATAATCCATCAGCGATTGCATGAACGGAGTCGGGATTGTGTACCAGTCAGCAGTCTGAACATCGTCAAACACCTGATCAAAGTACTTGCAAGATACAATAGTCGGATCGAGCCGATCAAACTCTTGAGAGTCGTACTCGATAAACTTGCTCGTATACTTTTCCGCCTTGGAATCCCAGTACTTTCCGATGAAGATGCCATTCTGAAAAGACCACACATGTCGATTCTTCTCAATGTCCGGAAATTGCACATCCACAGTTGTGCTCAAAAAACTCACAGTATCCCGAACTGTAGAACCCTTGTTGGTCAGGTGCTTCCACATATCAGACTTGTCCTCTTTTTGGGTCATCGAATATATAAACTTGCTAATGTCACAAACAGGCTCCCATGCACGAGTCGGCTTTCCACTTTTCGTCTTAATCTCCCGGAAACACTGATCCTTGTACCGCTTGTATCGCTTCTGCTTCAGCTGGTGCAAAAGATACAAGAGAAGATCCTGCCACGAAGATTTCTTGTCGTCAGACTCGTCGAATGTGCAATACCTGAAGGTGGAACCGTCCGCATCAAGTCGAGGCGGAATAGACATTGGAGAATTAATACGCTCCATGATCCGAGCGTGATATAGAATTTGCTCGTAAGAATCATTGTACTGCTCAATGATACGCTCAATTCGAACGCCAACAGAATATGGATTGTCATCATAGTCTCGGGTCTCTTCACCAAGTATATCGAGCTCCTTGCTTCGAAACCGGAGCTCATTCATCTTCTTCTTCTTGTCGCAATATTGCGAATACACCGTACCTATGTCAAAACTGGAAGGACCGCTCGGACCTAGATCCGAAGAGTCGAAATATACTCGAAAAGCAATTGCAAGAGTATTTGGTTCATTCTTGAAGTTGAGATAGCGATTCTCTAGTTGGTTCAGCAAACCGTCAATCTCTGACAAGTCCATCGAGAGAATCTGATTCTTTGTAATCTCGAGACGCATCTCTTGTTCCTTCGACTCATCAAACTCCTTCTCGATTGTGTTCATTTGTAATAACAGGGTTAGAACTTTTTATACCTGTAATTACATATGGACGAGTGCCCTATATGTTTGTTATCTTTAGAACATCCCATCACAAGTATGCAATGTTGTAAGCAGCTGTTTCACACAGCCTGCATAGTAAGATGTCTTGATGTGAAACCAAATTGTCCAATGTGCAGGACAGAGTACTTATCTATAGTGACAGTTCATGTACCAGAACACATAGTTATTCAGAATCCTAAGAGGAATTATTTTTGGAATGCATTCTTATTCGTTACTGTTTCGTGCTTCGTCACTCTTGGTCTCTTTGGGTGTAAGTACACCTAGAAGCTTTAGCAAAATCTTGTTCTGAACCGTCAGCTGGTGGACCACCTCAGACTTCAGGTCAGCAAGGACCTCAGTAAGGTTCTGACCCTCCTCGGTTGTAAGCAGGCTTCCCAGAATATCTTCAATTTCCATAGGCTCGGACGACATTTAATGGTTATACAGAAAATATGCGACTGATAACAACGCGAAATTATTTTCTTGGTATATGGTAAAATGGGAGCTCTTATGCAGCTAGTTGCCTATGGCGCACAGGACACTTATCTAACCGGTCAGCCATCCGTGACCTTTTTCCAGGCTGTCTACCAGCAGACGACAAACTTCGCCATGGAGGTGATTCAGCAGACTGTCAACGGCAGTCCCAACAGCAACGGCATGCTCAGCGTCATCGTCGCCCGCAACGGCGATCTGCTCGGCCAGATGGAGGTGACTCTGGCACCCAAGTCTTCCCTGACTTCCAACTGCCTTACAACTGACAACGTCATCGCCGATACCAACTGGATCGCCGAGCGTGCAATTGCCAATGTAACCCTGAACATTGGTGGTCAGCAGATTGACAAGCACTACCAGACCTGGTGGCGTCTGTACGCTGAGCTGTTCCTCACCGAGGCTAACAAGCTCCAGTACAACAAGATGACTTCCAGCACCACAGCCGTGACTGGCGTGGGTGGCAACTCTGGCAACACCCCATACCGTGTGCACCTTCCCCTGCTCTTCTTCTTCAACCGCAACCCAGGTCTCTTCCTGCCACTAGTTGCTCTCCAGTACCACGAGGTTCGCCTAGATTTCACCCTAACCCCCTACTTCGCCAACTACTTCGACCTGTCCACCTTCGAGGTCTGGGCCAACTACGTGTACCTCGACACTGCCGAGCGCACCGCATTCGCTGCATCCAACAGCCAGTACCTGATTGAGCAGCTCCAGCACACCGGCGGTGACACCATCACCGTAGTCAACGAGACCAGCCCCCAGCTGATCCGCCTCAACTTCAACCACCCAGTCAAGGAGTTCATCTGGTGCTACCAGAACGCATCCCCCATGACCAACGTCAACTCCATGTGGAACTTCACCAAGAACTGTGCCAACACACAGGTTACATTGGATCCAGCCCTGCTCATTGCTGGCAACCAGCTGACTCTGGGTCACCACCTCGGATCTCCCATGGTTCTCAACTCTTCGAACGCCTTTGTCAACACCAACAGCACCGGTGGCACAGCTGGCAAGCCAGGCACATACAACTCTTGGGTCGAGGAGGGTGCAACTGGCTCAACCTACGAGGTGGGTCCTCTGCACCAGTTCAAGATTCTGCTCAACGGTCAGGATCGTTTCAAGGAGCAGTACGGTCGGTACTTCAACCAGGTCCAGCCCTTCTACTACCACACCGGCAACCCTTACCCAGGTATCTACGCCTACTCCTTCGCTCTCGAGCCAGAGCAGTTCCAGCCCACTGGTTCTTGCAATCTGTCCCGCATCGATACCTGCCAGGCCTGGGTCGCACTCAAGGCTGGTTCCACAAGCACAATCCAGAAGATGTTCGCCACCAACTACAACATTCTCAATGTCGCAGCCGGCATGGGTGGCCTAGCATTCAGCAATTAAATGAATTATAATCTAGGGAAAAATCACAATATAAAACAACAATATAGAAGCGGATTACATTTCGCTTCTATATTGTTACTTGACATTGCGTATACCAATTGTAGTTAATACATCAGATAGTATAAGATGAAGCTGTTGAATACTCCTCCGGCCAAGATTTTGTTTCCCAAAATCTCGACACTTCAGGAGAAGCTTTTGCAAATTCACCTATACGATGATGATTGGATCGGACAAACGGAACAAGTTGGTTCTGATATTGAGAACCACGTCGAGGCTTACAAAGAGGCAATAGATAAGCTCATCAATCTCCAGAACCGTTTTCAGGAAAAGAAACAGGAGATTAAGGATATCAAGCAGCTAGCCGAAGCTATTGAACAAAAGACTGTCTATACGGAAAAACTCACAAATATAATTGATGACTTTTGTCAGGATGCAAATCTGGACCAGCTTCAAACGGATTATAAGGATGCCCGTAGAGAGGTTTCGAAATACCGGAATCTATTTTCAATTTGCAAAACTACGGATGCTCTTAACCGTTATATGTGTTTTGTATGTGTCGAGGCTACAGTTGATCACTGTTTGGTTCCATGTGGTCATGTTCTGTGCTCTTCTTGTGCAGCAAAAATTAAAACAAACTGCCCATTCTGTAGAGCAGCTTTCATGAACAAGGTGAAGATGTATCTCGATTAGCCCATAAATCGCCTAACTGGATAAAGACCTCCAGGTGTAGGGTTTGCAGAGCTGGTTGACGGTCTTGGTCCCCATTTTGCCTTGTTTTCAGGAATAGCCTGAGGAGAGGGCATTGCTGCATTTTGTGTAAATGGTGGATAGTACTGAACCATTGAGTTTGGTGGGAGAATCTTGCTGCTAGGACTTCTATTATCAATATTACCACTTGTAATTCCTGCACCAGGGAAAAAGTCTGGACCTAGCTGAGCTTGGGTGTTGACTCCATCGAGCTGTCTAGATTGACCTGGATCATTCATTATTATCTACATAGATTTTTGTTCTAACTTTGGATTGATGCTTTCTCCACATATCATCAAGATCAATATCTAACATGTATGCCAATTGAAACAAATAACTGAACACATCACCCATCTCCATCATCACATCAGTTCCACGCTCCTTTTTCAGATTTGTCTTTCGACAATACTTCAGGAGCTGTCGAATTGCTGAAGCGAGTTCCCCACTCTCCTCTGTGTAAAGCATCCAGACACGCTCAATGGAAGCCTTGTCCCAACCCTTGAGTCTACATAGTTCTGCAGTCTCTGTCTTGTACCGATTCATCTTATATTATACGTGCTTCTCGTCTTTAGAAGTATCTGCCTGGGACCAATACACAAGCAATATCAAAAGAACAGCCAGCATTGCCAAAAGGAGCTTCTTCATTTCTATTTACTGAGAAATTCCAATTTTCACCTCCCCAGATCTAAGCCCCGTTGTCGATACTGAAACGGGTAGAGGCATTGGTGGTGGGATATTCCCAGAGGTGGCCTGATAGTGGAGGTTCATCTTGACATTTGGTTCAATAATCTTGAATGCTGCTTGGACGACAGAATCGTTCATGTCGCGGAGTGAAAGAGAGGGGTTCTGTTGGTAGACACCTCTCATGAGGTTCTGTAGATCTCCCTGGTTTTGTGGGGGAATATCAACATTCATCAGCCTCTGAACATATCTCTGAATCATAGTCTGTACTCGATCGATGTTTGCTTGAGAACTAAAGATGGTCCACGTCATTAATACTGCTTAAGAAATAAACCCTCGGAAATACTAATGAAAGTTCTGAAGCGTAATGGACATGTGACTGATATGTTATTTGACAAGGTGACCAAACGTATAAGTGATCTCTGCTCAGACCTGAATGTACAGCCAGATAAGGTTGCCCAAAAGGTGTTTGCTTCAATGTATGATGGAATTCGTACGACTGAGATTGATGACATCTCTGCTGACATTGCAGTAAATATGATTACTGAACATCCAGACTATGAACAGCTTGCGACTCGTATAGTTGTCAGCAACATGCAAAAGTCAAATCCCAAATGTTTCTCCGACTGCATGATTCAGCTTTACAATCAAAAGACTGTTTCTGAAGAATTCATGAAGAATATGACTCTGGAGATGGATTCTTGGATTGATCACTCTCGAGATTACTTGTTTGGCTTCTTTGGACTCAAGACTCTACAGAAGATGTATCTGAACGTAGGTGAGACTCCACAGTATATGTATATGCGCGTAGCTCTTGCAATTCACAAGAGTGATATGGCTCGTGTACGGGAATCATATGATCTCATGTCTAGACACTATTTCACGCACGCCACACCGACTCTCTTCAATGCTGGCTCTCCGAGAGCTCAGATGTCTAGCTGCTTTCTTCAGGCTATGAAGGATGATTCTATTGAGGGTATCTATGACACAATGAAGGAGTGTGCTCAAATCTCCAAGTGGTCGGGCGGTATCGGACTTCACATTCACAATGTCAGGGCTAAGGGATCAAAGATCAGAGGTACGAATGGAGTCTCTGACGGAATCATCCCCATGCTCCGTGTATTCAATAATACAGCCCGATATGTTAACCAAGGCGGAAGACGCAAGGGGTCAATTGCAGTCTATCTGGAACCTTGGCACGCTGATATTATGGAGTTTCTGGAACTTCGACTAAATCAGGGTGATGATGAAGCTCGGTGTCGAGACTTGTTCACAGCCCTCTGGATTCCCGATACATTCATGGCTGCTGTGAGAGATGATGCAAATTGGCATCTTATGTGTCCTAATGAGTGCCCGGGGCTCAGTGATGTTTACGGTGCAGACTTTGACGCTCTGTATAATACGTACATCACACAGAACAAATATAGAAGGTCTGTCAAGGCTCGTGAGATATGGAATGCAATCATCAAGTCTCAGGTTGAGACTGGGACACCTTATATGCTATACAAGGATGCCTGTAACAAAAAGTCGAACCAGAAGAATCTCGGGACAATCAAGTCGAGCAATTTGTGCACCGAAATTGTCGAGTACTCGGGTCCTGATGAAATAGCAGTGTGCAACTTGGCCTCGATTAGTCTCCCAGCATTTGTGGGTCCAGAAGGATTTGATCATGAAAAACTTAATCAAGTGACTCAGATTGTTACACGTAATCTGAACCGTGTCATTGATGAAAACTTTTACCCGACTGAATCTGCCCGTAGGTCCAACATGAGACACCGCCCAGTGGCTATTGGAGTACAGGGTTTGGCTGATGTGTTTCAGATGCTCTCTCTGCCATTCGACTCACCTGATGCCAGACTCTTGAATGAATCAATCTTTGATACCATCTACTTGGCTTCTCTCACCGAATCGTGCAAACTTGCTTCCGAAGATGGGCCATATGACACCTATTGGGGATCTCCAGCATCCAAGGGGATTTTGCAACCGGATATGTGGGGAAAGTCTTTGGAAGATTATGATGTCATCAAGATGATGATCCAAAAGTATGGTCTGAGGAATTCGCTTCTTGTTGCACCAATGCCAACAGCCTCAACATCACAGATACTCGGGAACAACGAATGCTTCGAGCCATTCACAAGTAATTTGTACCTGAGGCGCACACTGGCTGGCGAGTTTGTGATGATTAATAAGCATCTTGTCAAAGAACTCCAGAAACTTGGAGTCTGGTCCATCGAGACCAAGGATCAGATTATCAGAGATGGAGGGTCCGTTCAGGGACTTGATATTCCTGATGATCTGAAGGCGATTTATCGAACCGTCTGGGAGATTCCTCAAAAGTCTCTTATTGATATGGCTGCTGATAGAGCTCCATTTATTGATCAGTCACAGTCGATGAATCTCTTTGTCGAGGATCCGACACTGGCAAAGATGTCGAGTATTCATATGTACACATGGACAAAGGGTCTCAAGACGGGTATGTATTATCTGAGAACTCGGCCAAAGGCTAAACCAATCCAAGTTACTATAGATGCCTGCACCATAGGGTGTACTTCGTGTTCAGGGTAAAGTGCACTTGAAACACTCCCATAGCTTGGACGTTCTTTTTGAAATGTCAGAAAATTCATCGATGGTGTATTGATCACCCATAGAGCGATTACAGTTACTGCAAATAGGTCTCAGGTTATCAATGTCTAGAGTACCACCCTTACTCTCAGGTATGTTGTGCCCGGTTTCGAAATTAAATGGAGTAATCAAGTTTTGACACCATTTTACAAGACATTTGTGTTCAAATTTCTTGCCGATGTGGACAAGCCAGACTTGCTGTCTAAGTGCTCCAGGTATCTTCGCCTTCATTAAAGAGTATAGTAACCTTCTCTCTAAATGCTCTGGAAGGAGCTTAATTTACCATCTATCGAAATAGAGAATGGAAAGAACCAACGACAAAAGTATTCTTTACAAGGTGGAAAACCACTTAGGTTTCAGATTCCAGAATCACTGTGTACAGATGGTCTTTCTGAGTACAATCAGATTACCGTAGAAACTAGTAAAGAGTTTGCTGAGTGGTTCAGTACTCTTGAAGAATATCTGAAAGAAGAGGTTCAACCGTGGAAGTCTATAATGACTGACACATACATGACACTCAAACTAGACTCTTCAACACAAGTTTTTGATGATGATCGTCGACTTGACAGAACGCAATTACAGCTTGGAAAATTTCAAGGATGCATGATTAAATGCATTGTTGAAATTGTAGGTTTGTACTATTTCAGAGAGACTTATGGTCTCACTTGTCGAGTGTATCAGATTTTATCAAGGGATGCTGGGTGTCTGTTTACTCAAACAGACGAGTGTTCCGGGGGAAGTGGCGAGGTCCACGCTTGACACCCTTGTTGCGACGCACCTTGCGCTCATGGAACAAGCGGCCTAGGTTACGGCCATAGTTAGCCGCGTTGTGCACAAGGCTCCGGCGACGGTGACCGCCGCGACGCTCGCGAGCCTTCTCAAGGATCTTCTCGCGGTGCTGTCTGTAGTAGCGACGAGATGCCTCGCGCTTGGCCTCCTTACGGGCCTCCTCGCTGTGGTGACGGACACGTGAACCAAAAAGTCTGCGCATGTTCTCTCCTGCCATTTTTACTTTAAGATGAGAAAATAATTCTATCTCCTGGATCTCCGTTCCTTCAATCTTTCATAAATTTCGCGCACCGTCTCGTACTCCTCTGTGCCTTTTCTGATTGGTGTAAAGCCGTCAGTTCTACGGCCATCCTTGCGCCACATCTCCATTCCAACCATCATCGCTTCACCCCACGCCCTGAGTCCCGGGTTGTGGAGCGCAGCTGCTCTCTTAGCCTTGCTGACGATCCGACCATCTCTCTTTTGCATGAGGTCCGACTTTTCATTACCTCCTGGAGTTCTCTCAACTGTTCCGTGCCACACTTGAGCCTTTGACATTTACCTTAGATGCACATTTTAATTGAACATGATACCTCCAATTCCGTTCTTGCAGTTGAGAACATTCACTGCTCTGGAGTATACAATCACAGTCTGATCTGTCAGATATCTCTGTGTCAAAAAGATATTAAGAGTTGTGAGTCTGATTCGAGATATGTTGAGTGTTCCAGATGGTTCTATCGTGGTGGGATCTATGGCTATACTATATGTATACAACTGATGGCTTGGAGTTATACGATGATTCAGGAATGGTCTGAGGACACCCAGAGATACAGAATCTTCATCCACTAGAACTTCTCCATTGAGTTCTAGTACGACCCTCTGAATTTGGGCACCAGTCTGAATCCAAAACTCCCGTATGGGTCCCGAGAATGTTAGACTGAATATATCAGATATAAGACCAGCCCTAATAGTGAATGTATTTGTTTGATTCTGATTGATGAGAGAGACTGATGATGCCGGAGCGCGATGGAGATTTCTATGGAGGCGACTGGCTAAGTCTTGGAGGCGGGGATTGGCTAGCCAGAGAACAGGCTTCTCCTCAAGTTTTGCATACTCAACTATGAGTTGACTCTGAAGACTTGGAATGACTTGATATGGATCTAGACGAGTAAGATCTGTTATTTCAGAACGATTTGTTGTCAAATATACGTATTTACTTGATGAATTTATATACACATTATTACCACTGTTATATTTGCTTATAGAGGTTCCAGTTTGCCCTAGTGAATTGATGGTTGTTATACCATCAATGTTGAATATAATCCATGACCATGCTTTTGGATCGTTGAACCCCATGAAAGTATTATAGAATAGGAGACCACTATTTGCACTCTCAGAATTACAACACAAATAATATATATATTTACCATCAAAACATAAAGGTAGGATTAAACCAAAATCTCTACCACCGGGTGAGTTGGGATATACATATGAATATTCTATATATGAATTGTTGAAAGGTTTGGTAGTATCTATTCTTGTAAAATAACCAAGGTCAACATCAATGCGAGTATACAAAAAATACATATATTTATTATCGACCGAACTTACAGATGAATCTGCGAATGACGTTGTCATATTTTCAAAAGTTCCTGGTAATACATTACCAAGCAGTAAATTTGTGTCTACACGTATTAGACGACTTGCATCTGCGAGTGGAAAATACAAATATTTTCCGACCAAATTACCTCTTTCAGCAAGTATATTTCGACGTGTGAGAGGTATTCCAATAGACTGTAAATATTGAGCAAGTGTATATGGACTTCCATCGGGATTTGTTTGATGGAAATATGTTCCTGTTCTAGTATCATATACAATCATATCATCTTCGGCCACAATATAGATATAGAACGAAATTGGGAACATTTTAGCTACAGTAATTGGAATACTCCCAATGATTGTATACGTTGTGAAATTGTTGCTATAGTAGGCTAACTCATTATTAGATGTGCATACATAAACCAAATTGTTACTTGTGCAAATTGTTCCAATATTCAAATATTGTGGATAAGTTGTGGATATATTTGTGTCTTCATTGTATACATTCAGAAAATAATTATTAGAACCAAAAGAGTATAAACCTATTATACTTAGTAATAAATTACCATAACTGATTGTACTGCTCGAATAATAATAAAATGCGTTGATCCATGTATAGGCTGATGCATTTAGTAATCCTCCGTTCAAAGACCTATTTGTTAAATTCTGAAACTGCTCGAATTGAACAGCAACTTGAACAGTCTGATCATAGAGCGATCTGATTGGGACTGGATCAAAGTCAAGTCGGGTCCAGTATGTCCTTGGAGCTAGAGACGTACTCGTATCATTCCTCCCAACCGTAATGGTAAGTCCAGCTTGATTTTCAAGAGGAGTATCAATGTCATCTTCAATCATAAGAGTCTTGGCACTTATATTCTGAATAGTCTGACCACCAATGTACAGAGTGGCTGTGTTTACAAGCAAATCACCGACTGAATCGTAGTATGAATAGTTTGGAGGAGGTGGCTGGAACCCTGTCGTCCATCCAGACTGAATTAAATTCAGAGTTGGAACAGCACTTGGGAATACATATCCATATGTAATGTCAAATCCCCAAAAGGCTGCAGCAGTCTCAGACTTGAATGATATTGCTCCGAGACCAGTAAACGAAAATATGTTGGTGGCTGTGACTGTGATTGAGGAATTACTTGTCCATACCCATTCAAGGAGTAACTGAGTGTTGTAGAATCCTAGGACATTTGTTGCACTCGCCAAGAGTGTAGTACCAGTTGCATCCCATATGTTAGTATCTGATACGAGCGTATGGCAATAGCCTGCAGGATTTCCAGATTGATAGAGTGGTCCAAGAACAGATTTGAGATAGATTGACTTGATGACATCATCTTTTTTTGGAATTGTGGCATAGGCTAAATTTCCAAATGTCAAATCTTGATTACTAAAAGGTACTGTGATTGTCTGAGTTGAAAAGTCTGTTATGTTATGTGATGTGTACATGAAGAGGGAATCTGGTCCCAAAAAATCTCCTCCACCATCTAGGATGATGGACATCTACTAATCCTCAATTTTTAAATCCACTCTCGTAGAGCGAGTGCAACATTGTGAGATGGCCTGATTGTACTGTAGCTATATTGTAACTGAGAGCATATATGCGTATATATCTTGGTACGACTGATGAATTTACCCAGAATTCATGCTGCTGATTAAATAGATATGTCAAGTTTGCTTCACCCATAGGCTGACCCCCCTCTGGGTTCATTGAAAAGGAGTAGACGTACAGGTTAGACTCTGGGTTCTTTGTGTGGTTCTGAAGAGGCTGGATAACGCTCAGATACAAACCGTTTGCTACATTAGGACTTAGGACTTCGACACCGTTAAGACATAGGCGATACTGTTTAATGTCCAGGTTATAATGGTACATGTCTGTTGCCGGAATATTCTGAATAACATAGAAGAATTCCTTGACATCATTCACAAATGAAGTGACACATTTGAAATAAGTCTCACCCGGCTTGATTGTAAACTGAAGAACCTGGTAACTGTTAGTCACATAAGAGAGTGTATTATGCTGAAAATACGAAAGCTCGGAAGGGCTCAGATAGGCATAATCAATCTCGTAACTGAGGTTGAGAAATCCTGTATATGGAACAGTCATGAACTTGATCGCATCATTAAAGACAACCCTGAGTACTGGCTGGCTACTGAGTGCACAAAGTGGCAAGTTTATACTGAATGGAAGCTTGAGATAGTAGATTGGAAGAGGGGTTGTCAAATCTGTACCGACAAGCTTCTGAAGCCCAGGCCTCTTTCCCTGTGGAACAGTCAGATCATTCTGCATAAAGATGTTTTCACCATATATTCGTTCTATGACTACAGATTCGTACTGGAGCTCTACAAAGTTTATCATTGCAGTAGCAACAGATGTATTGACAGCTGAAGAACTTGGCCATATTATACGAAGAAACAGGGCATCTATAATGTCACCATTCATGGGTAAAGGTATAGACATGTCATCCCCAAATCGAATAGGAAAAGGCCAGCTTTCACTCATAGTCTGGCGCTGAAAAGCCTTCATCTATCATTAGACGGTAGAAAAACCAGCTCGACCATTCGCAACTACAAGCTTCTGAAAGCCTGCATAGTACATATTAAGCGTAAATCCATTCTGAATATCAGTTAAGTATTCTGGTTTGAATGCAATATCAAGATGAGTTGTTTTGTAATCAAGCTTTGTAAAGTCTATAGCTCCATCAAGCTGAAATTCTTTGGGAATATTTGTGAAACAGTACAAGTATATATTCTTTGTTGGAATTGATAGACCGTGATGCATTGGCTGTTGAATAGAATGGTAGATGCCATCAGGGAATGTAGATAGCACATTTTGTCCATTGAAATACATTGTCACTTGATCTATGACATCTATATAGTTGTTTGTTGTTCCATCAAAATAAGTGACTGGAACAGATGAGGTTATATACTTTGTTGTATATCCATATGAATATCTGGAATCAAAGAATCTTGGATCTCCCGTCTCATAGAGAGTATTACGAATGAACCAAACCATCATCGAAACAGGAAAATTGGCTGTAAGATTTAAAACTGCAAGACTATTCTTATATGTCACCAGAGGATTGTAAGCTGCAATTGGTATATTATATTCAAAGCTTCCATTTATGAAGAATAGTTTCTCTTCTAATGATAGATATTGACCTTCTACAATCAAAAAGACATTCTCAAGGTCAATATTTGTAACGGAGTTTGTTATCCAATCCTGGCTATTAAAATATAACTTGACTGATATTGTTGTTGAGCTAAGAGCACAAGTAGGTAGATAGGGGTTTGGACTATTCTTTCGGTGACAAAAGAAGAGTTCCAGTGGTACTATGTAATCACCCCCTGTACATGGTGAGGTGTTTCCAGTCGCATTATACATGGATAATTTCTGGTCAGCATCGAGAAAGAGTTCATCTCGAATAATGTACCAATCGTCAGTGAGAATCTCGATCGAAGATCCATCAATCATGAAATTAATTTGACTGAGTACAGCTCTACCAATCTGAGGCGTATAGGTACCTGGAGGTAAGGTGAACTTGAGATACATGTTTGATAGCAAATCAGGAAGATCTGAAGCTTTCATATCAACTTGGAATGCATTGCCTAGATAGGCGTTCTGAAGGTTGACAACGGGTATGGCTCTCTGTTGGGTTGCAAATTGTGTATGAGTTTTAATCTGAGGAACCCAAGCAAGGTTGGGACCCCAAACGTATTTATCCTGTGGACTCTGTGCAGACAAGGCGGTCAAGGCTCCGGTTCCAGCTCCACGATCATTCATATTAAACTATGAGAACAATTTCTTAAGGTCTTGAATCGTGTAGGTTGCCTTGCTCTTCGGAATCTGGCTCCCTAGTCTTGGGTCGTTGAGAACCTCTGCGCATACTAGCGCCTTGTGGTTCTGAATCTCCATAATCGTCTGCTCGATGCTCGGCAGCTCGTCACTTCCTGTATAAACCAACTTCTTCACGTACACCTTGTTCACTTGACCCGTGCGGTGGGCTCGCGCAATCGCCTGCAACTCAGTGGCTGGGTTCCAGTTAGGACCCATTATGTACACTCGTGTCGCCTCCTGAAGATTCAGGCCAACTCCGCCAGCCTTGATCTGGATTATGAATGCACAACCCTTTTTCGAATTCTTGAACGCCTCGATACGAGCCTCGCGAGCCTCCTTCGATACTGACCCATCGATCCTGTACGTCTCGGTGCCAACGAGTCTCCTCTGAATCTCATCCATCTCACCCACAAACTGGCAGAAGATGAGAGACTTTTCCTTTGGGTGGCTATTGATCAGCTCAACCAGGGTGTCATGCTTCTTCGAGCGACCTTTGAAAATCTCAGGGTCTCGGTCCTCTTTCAGAGCGATGCCATCATAGTAGAGCTGAGGCATGATCATAGCCTGGCGAGTTCGCAGAATACACTCAATTACTAACATGGCAACACCCTGCGTCTTGTTCCGCAGAATCTCCTGGACAGTCTCCTTCGAAGTCTGATAGACTAGCTTATAAAGCTGCTTCTCCTCGGGGTTCATCTCAAGCTCCAGATTCTCAAAGTCGCAAGGGGGGAGAGAGAGTCGCTCGTTAAACTTGCAGACATCCTCCTTGGTTCGGCGCAGGACGTACTTTTCGCGAGTCGCCTCAGTGTAAGCCTGAACCATTCCTTGAGGGATTCCGACGACGCCAGCCAGAGTCACAAAGTCACGAATCGAGTTGAAGATGGGGGTGCCAGAGACGATCCAGCGGATGGTGCTCGACAGGCTTCGAATAGAGATGCAGGTTTTCGACTTGGAGTTGCGAATCTCGTGACCTTCATCCATAACTAGGCGATCCCACTTGATCTTGTGCAGAGGCCCATCGTTGATAAGCAGTGAGTATGAGGTGATGATGACATCATACTCTCTGAGCTTGGCTGAGCTCTGCACACGCCCAGGACCATCCCAGACGTGCACATTAATCATTCGACCGGAAAACTTGCGAATCTCATCACGCCACTGAGTAAGAACAGACTTTGGTGCGATGATAAGGCTGTGGCGCTTTCGGTTACCGAGCATTGTAGCGATAACCTCAATCGTCTTGCCAAGACCCATTTCATCACACAGAAATCCACCCTTGATCCCCTCTGCGCGCTCTCGGTTGAGCATCCATCTGACTCCATCTCGCTGGTAGGGACCGATGAGTCGCCCCTTGAAGGCTACTTCTGCGATTGAAAGAGCCATTTTTTGATCTCTAGGGGCTCCTGGACCTGGGTTTCTAAAAACCACCCTTTTCATTACACGACAACTTCACTACCTGCCATCTCACCCTTGTAAAAAATATTGATTCTTGCTCGAGCCGTCTCCCTTTCTCTAATCCATAAACTACCCTCTACGACATCATCCAAAATCTCAGCAAGAGGAATATTTTCGACATAGTTGTCGTCGTATCGTACTCGGCACTGATTCTTCAGAAACTCTAGTTTTTCAATATCACCCCATGCAATCCCATGATCAAACTTTTTCATAACAACCATCCCTCTGAGTTGTCCGTACATCCAATCTTCGTAATCAACCTTTTCGTGATACTCATCAATCGTCTTTGTTGCCATCGCCTTGTTACACGGACCACATGCTAGAAAGAGGTTACTGAGCTTGTTTGATCCACCCTTTGACCGAGCATCGTTGTGGCAAATCTCATTATTGAACAGATTAATCAAATTTCCACAACGATCGAAGAAAGGGCACTCATAGTTGAGCGCTCTTCCATGTACACTATTATATGATGATCGTCGATGTGCGAGACTGATCCCTGAGATGGCGTTACAGTCTGAGCAACACATGCCGCCTTGAATGTCAAGGCCGAGATCAAACGGGCTATAGCTGTTTTGACACTGGGGACAAGAGTAAATGACATTTTGTCCAAACTGTCGTTCCCAAAGCCTAGCTCTCGTCAGATCCATTACTTACTTACTAAGAACCTGGTTTCTCTAAATCACATATTTTGAAGTACTCATCCTGAAGGTACCGAAGTTGAACCCCACGTAAGCCTGCAAAGTGGACGACCCAGTCACCCTTTACCCATGGGTAAAACCTATCGATTGATTTATCATATGCATTGAATGTGTGACATAGTTCTCTCGGAATGACTTTGATATCCGATTTGTACTTTGGATATAGATGTATAACAGCTGCTTGTTCCCACCATGGATGATTAATAAATTCAGTCTGAGACCAAACATCATCCAGAAATTCAAAAGTCTTGGGGCAATTTCTGAGAAGCATCATACCACAATTGAGATTGTTCAAATCTCTTCCGAGTAGTAGAAATTCATCCATCAAGAATGTTTCAATCTTGACATTGGAGTTGATAACCATTACATCAGCATCCATCCAGAGTAAATAGTCATAATCTTTGAGGTACTTTTTGATCAGATGAATCTTTGACCATGAGATTGGTCTTGTAGGATCATATACAGTCTCATCTGTTATGCGATCGTAAGAATGCTTCGAAGCATAGGCAACCTGTGTCTGTGTGCATTTATTGATTGTGTTTTTGTATTCGTGTCCAATCATCAGGGTGCATATACCTACACGCATTGGATACGTAGAGATACAAGCCTCTAAGCTAGCTGAAATCTGTGTACTTAGAGACTTCAGGTGCACTTAAAGTAAGTAAGTAAACATGGACACCTTTGAGTACATCCGAACCTTGGCCAAGTTCCGGTCGGAGCTTGTTCAGCCAGCATCATGGGTCCGAATCACAACCATCACTATGATGGCCAAAGATGTTCTCGGATCGATTGATGTCAAGGCTATTCGAGAGTATTTCAAGACTCGAAAGGTGAAGGTTATCGCAAAGGGTTCTGTAAAGGGGTTTGAGTGGATAGTCAGACCCCCAAAGAGAGGGAATCAGTTTTACAACTGCATATCTATTGGTTACACTGATGTGTATTCGACCAAGTCAGTCAAGTTGTTTTCGAACGGATCTATTCACGTTACAGGGTGTTCTAACGTGCTCGACTGTAAGCGTGTCGTGGCTCAGTTGGCAGTTGTGCTCCCCAGGATCCTGAACAAGTCAATTGATATTCACTACGACCTCTTCAAGATTGTGATGATCAACACCAACTTTTCGCTGAACAAGACTCTGAACCTGTACTCGGTCCTGAAGGATATGCAGAAGAATCCAATCTTTAGCGTCAACTACGACCCGGGAAGCTATGCAGCCGTCACTGCAAAGTTTCAGCCAAAAAGAACCATGAAGAGGGTGACAGTCGCCATCTTCTCGACTGGTAACATCATCATCACCGGAGCTCAGACGCTGATGGAGATTGCTCATGCGTACAAGATTATCAACGAGAACATAAGTGCAAATTCAAGAATAAAGGATGCGGATGTTATTCAGGACTTTTCAGTGACTATGGGTGCTCCATTTGAGGAGTGGCTTCGAGTAAAAAATGTTGTGTAATTATAAATGGCTACCAGATTTGGAATGGCAGATGGTCGTATGACTAACAACGTCTCTAATAAGATTTACATGGATCAGCTTCAGCAGGCTAACAATGTTGATGGGAACGGTTTCCGTGAATTGTCTCACCAGCAGGGTACTAAAATTATCGGAAACCCATTTGCGGGGTTTGCTCAGCAGCCCCAGCCCTGGCTAGCAGCAAAACCACTAGCTCCTAGTCCATATAGCAGAGGAAAAACACTCCCATTTTCAACAAACTAGAGACTTGAAACTCTCCTAATATAGATGAGAATCGTGATTGATGGAAATATAGGATCTGGAAAATCAACACAAATCAATATGCTAAAAGATTTGGGATTTAAGTGTCACAAAGAACCTATAGAAAAATGGCCATTGGATTTATTTTACAAGGATAAGTCTCGATGGGGTTTTCTTCTTCAGATGAAGATTCTAGAGACGTATACCACCCCTGAAGATGATTGCATATACGAGCGATGTTTGCAATCGTCAAAGGATGTATTTTGGTATAACCTACTTGTGAATAACATTGTAACACAGACAGAGAATGACGTATATATAGAATGGTACAATAAGGTTGTATGGCACCCAGATGTGAATATATATCTACGGAGTTACCCAGAAGAATGTTACCAGAGAATTCAGACTCGTGAACAAACCGGTGATTCAGCTGTGAGTCTTGATTATATCAGACAGATTCATGATTATTATGAACTTGTATCGTATCGTTTTCGAAAGATGCAAAAGAACAGGAAACACTATGTTATCATAGTAGATGGTAAAACTCCAGAACAAATTCACAAAGAAATTATTTCGGTGCTAAAAGCAGAGAATGCAATGTTCCTCGCTGACTCTAACCGGACGTAAATGCCGTAAACCAGTCTTACTCGATGGCAAATGTTGTGTACATCATCTTCAGACATGTGCCGTATGTCTTGAAGATGTTGTAAGTCTAAATTCCAAATCAGCCAAGCGCCTCAATTGTGGTCACTCATTTCATGCAACTTGTATCATCAAGTGGTACGAGTCTTCTAACGATTGTCCGACTTGTCGTCAGCCCCAGCTTGATGATCCAATAATTGAACTCAAGATGGCTACAGAAGAACGTATGCGACTTGTATACGCGGATGCCATCAGGAGCCTAGAACTACGTATTCCTCCACAAAGGCGCCGAAGAATCGTCTGATAAAAATAGATTATTTATTTATGGAGAGATGCACAGGGATAAAGAAAGATGGCAGTCAGTGTATGCGACTTGGAGCCCCTAGATGTTTCCAGCACATTGAAAACCAATGTTCAATCTGTCTCTCAAACATGAATTCAGGCAATTCAAGATGTCTAGACTGTACACATTCATTTCATAAAAAATGCCTCGAAAGATGGAAACGAACCAACCGAACATGTCCAATGTGCAGAGCTCCATTCGATCAGCCAATATACAGAATAGGCATCAATATCCAGTGCATTCATGATGGTACGAGAGCTCTTCATACATATAACACATCAGATATTACATTACTCTCTGAGGCTTTTGATCTTGACAGTAATATAATGACGAGATCAATAGCTGATATTCAATTTGATATTGAGAATGATGATGATATTAACGCAATACTCAGGAGTTTAGGAATCACCAGTTTTCGCCTTCCCGACTCTAACACAGTAAGCTCCACATAACGTCTTGTAATCAAAGTCATACTTTCTTGAAGCTTTTCTAGGATCAACAATTGTCCTCCCCTTTGCATCAACTAGAAGTGGTCTGGTTCCCCATCCCAGCTTGTGTGCCCAAAGGTTCACTGGAAAGGTTATTATTTTTCCAGTGAGCGAGCTATGTATTACAGCTGTGGTATTTCGTCCTTGATCATCAATCAGACCATTTGTATTGTTTCTAGGTTTGCTGACACTTCTGAGAGCCTCTCTAATAACCTCAGGTTTTACCCGAAAGAATGTTGAAAGAGCTCGAATAGTATCATTCTTCTGAAGCTGATATCTGACTGAACCAACTTGTTTATAAAAATGAAAGTCACCGTACGTCTCTCCGACGGTATTCCTTGGAGCAACAAAAGCCATCACTTTGTAGTAGCCCTCTCTGCACGGTATGCACTCCTTCCGCTTGGGTAGTGCATAGACGGTTTTTGGATTGTCATAAAGGATTCTGCGCTTCATACTGTTTGGACCCTTTCCGCACGTCTTAAAGAGCGTGCCCGGTTTTCCTATGTTGGATCCTGGTTCACTCTTTTGCCATCGAGACTTGCGATTATCGCCAAATGCATAGTCATAACAGTTGTTGCCGATAACTTTCCACTTTTCAGAATCAAAGAGGGGTTCACTGCCCGTTTGGCGCATTAATAATAGCCTCTATTTTATCCTTGGACTGGAATCCCTTTATCTGGGACCCATCTGCAAGGACGAATGTCGGGTAGGCTGTGATACCAAGACCCGTGCATGTCTCCTTGTTCTCAGAACAATCGACATATGGTATATTCATACCATCTATCTCAGCAAGCTGCTTCTTACACCAACCACATGTTGGAGATCCATAGAGAGTGATTGGTACTGAGGGTTTAGCATACGAGCTGGGTGAGGGACGAAGAAAATAAGCTGCGACGAGGATGACAACGACAATCAACAGAATATACTTAAGTTCCATTTATTACAAACATATAATTTATTTACTCAGAATCAACGGGGATGTCAAACTCATCCGTAGCGGCTGCAAAGGCACACGTGTTCAGCTTGGCTGAAGCTGACTTCATCAGCTGCTCAAGCCGAACACTCACGCCAAACTTCTTGTCAACGATCCAAATCTGGTTGATATCTACAATGGTCTGGATCATTCCACCCTTTTCCAGAGAATCCAGCGGTACTGGGTTCCGCTGGTGATCATACGCCTTGGGGATAAACTGCCCGTTGCGACCCACCTGGACCTTGAGCTTCAGCTGAGGAGCATAATCCCCCTTGCTCGGACGAAGCAGAGGGGTGTACAGGACACGAAGCACATCGATAGTGTACTTCTGACCAAGAATCTCAGTCGAGTTCTCAGCCACAAACTCCAATACCTTGTCGTCAATCGACTTGAACGTCTCCTGCATATGATCATCATCAAGAGACAGATTGACTGAATAGGAAACCTGTTTGGTCTTTGCATCCTCAAAGGAGCTCAGACCAAAGGGTGCCCGCGTAGACGGCAGCTGCACCAGCAGCTTCTGACCATTCTTGGTGTTCAGGTAGACTGCCTTGCCTCCAATCTTATTCTTGTGAAGGTCAGAGAAGGTGATGCAGTCAGCAGAAAAGTCGGAAAACTGGGTAACGGATGCCATTTCGCTCTACTATACAAGAGTGTCCATTCTTTAAATCTCTGCATAGAGTAAATGCAGAAGCACTCTGAAGGGGGCATGGGTCTTGATAAGTACCTTGATTGTGGATGTGGATGCGGTGGACTCAAGAAGAGTGACATGGTAAAGTTCAAGTATGCGATGTATTCGGGTATAGTATTCTTTATCATATCCAACCCACTACTGTACAAGTTTATGAGTGAAAAATTTGGCCACTGGATCGCCAGCTCAGGGGGCCTGCCATCTACAGGTGGGCTTGTCCTCCATTCGGTAATTTTCACCCTAGTCGTATTCCTAATGATGAAGATTAGAACTTAATTATTTTCTGGACATATCATAAATGGCTGCTGTTAACGGATTGCCCGCTGTTCAGGACATGTTCTCTCTCGATGCTATCCTGCTAGCATCTTTGTTCATCGTATTTTCGATGCCAGATGCATATAAGATTACTGGTAAATTCAGTGAGGGAATGATCCAGATGTTTATCCATGGTCTGCTCCTCTTCTATTTCTTCTTCTTCTTCACACAGTTCCTACCCACTTCCAAGTGGGGTCTGAATAGAACTCCCAAAGAGTTGACTACATCTGGACAGGGTAATATGGGGCTTTAAATATTTTCTGTACATATCATAAATGACAGCATCTCTTCCTCCAGTAGGTGATATATTGACTCTTGAAGGTTTCCTTATGGTATTTCTGTTTATTATACTTTCCAGCCCAGCTGCTTATCGTCTGACTGGGAAGTATTCGGAGGGTATGGTCCAGATGGTTATTCACGGTCTTCTCCTATGGTACCTATTCCTGTTCATCGTGCAGCTTCTCCCAGCGAGTGGAAAGTTTGGATTCAACAAAGGTATAAGCCCAAGCATGACCATCTAAAAATCTTCATCAAACCGAACCGAGTCCCCTTGTTGTACCATATGCTTTGAATAATCACCAACTCGTTTTTCAAAAAAGTTAGTCTTTCCCTCTAGGGAAATGTTCTCCATCCAGTTGAACGGATTCTGAACTCTGTACAATTTATCCAGCCCAAGCTGATTCATCAGACGATCAGCGACATACTGGATATATTGTGTCATGTCAGTTGCATTCATTCCAATGATTGCCACTTTGAGAGCACTCTGTACGAAAGATACTTCGCATTCGACAGCTTCTCGAACTATGTTTTCGATTTTAGTCGATTTATTCTGCAACAGCTTATACAGTTCTACTGCAAATGTCTGATGTAAACCTTCATCACGGCTAATCAATTCGTTTGAGAAGCAAAGACCTGGCATTACTCCAAGTTTCTTGAGCCAAAAGATGGCACAGAAGGATCCACTGAAAAATATACCCTCCACGCATGCAAATGCAATCAATCTGTCTTCGAATGGTAGACTTTTGTCGAGCCATTTGAGAGCCCAATTAGCTTTTGCTTTGATTTCAGGGATGTGTTGAATACTGTTCAACAACATATTCTCCTCGACGGGATCACGGACGAGCTTGTTAATCATCAACGAATACGTCTCAGAATGAATAGACTCGTTGAATGCTTGGTAAGCGTAAAATGAGCGAGCCTCTGGAATCTGAACCTCGGTGCCAAAATTGAGATCGATATTCTCCATTATGATACCGTCGCTTGCCGCAAAGAATGCAAGGACCATCTTGATAAAGTTTCGCTCATGAATCGATAAATTCTCCCAATCATTCAGATCACCTGAAAGATCAATCTCTTCAACTGTCCAGAATGAACTTATAGCCTGTTTGTACAGTGACCATAGCCCTTGGTACTTGATTGGAAAGGTGGTGAATCGACTAGTTGAAGGAGTCAATATAGGGTCCTGCATATATGTAAAGTGTTTAGATTTTTTATACCCTTCAGTAGTATGAGTTGTCCTTTTAAAGATTTGCTTGGAAAACCTGGACATGGGATTCATTCTGCAAGAATACCGGGAACGAATATAGCACTTGTAGATACAGTTGCTACAATCATTGCTGCATACTTTATTCAAAAGAGATTACATATGTATTCATATATACAAGTTCTCATAGGGTTGTTCATCTTGGGTGAGTTGCTACATGTGTTATTCTGTGTCCAAACACCGATATCTAAAAAATTTAGACACTAAATATTAAGATGAACTCTGGTATGTTTGATGCTCAGTATACTAAAGTTGAGTTGCGTAAATATCAGTCAATTGTCAAGAAAGATAAATCTCTGGCAACGGCTGAACAGAGATGGGTTGATTTAAATCTGCAGCCGGTGATTGAATTCATGGGTGATTCAAGCGTGTGGGAGTTTTTAATACCTGATATTGTGCTCAAAGAGGGTTCATCTAGAGGTATACCATATAATGGTAGACCTACCGCGGTCTTCTCTGGAGCTCATTGGACATCGAGGCGCCCTAATGACACGAAATTTTTTGATCCATACAGCAAATATCAGATTTTCGGAACAAATCAGTTTTGTCAGACATATGCTCTTATGTATCTGATGGATATCTTACCAGATTCTCGTAGTACAGATTTTCATAAATATTACGACTATACACGAGCTGCTATTGAGTTTATAAAAACTGTAATCGTTTCGATTCCACCATCGAACCATGCTTTTCATGAAATCAAAAAGGCTTCGATGCTTACTAAAATTAACAATTGCCTAGAACACTCTAACATGTGCCTGAATGTAATTGAACTTCCAGGACGAAATCTAAGTTAAGAACTATTAAATCTTATACAATTAATGGATCCAGTAAAGAGAATTGTATTACGTCTGCAGCTTCGCAAGACTGAAGGAACTATTGTGCACCATAATGCCCTGTTGGCCAAGGCAGTAAAGGATACAAAGATGGTTTCAGGGTATGCTATATGCCAGAATCAAGCCTGTTGGCACTGTTGGGTTGAAGATTCAGATGGTAAGAAACTTGATGTAACATCTGGTATACTAAGTCTTCCATTCGAATATGCGTCAGAACTTCCAGAGGGATACAAGGAGATGGAACATGACCAAATTATCGAAAATAAACGCCTATACGATCTATACGTGAATGATCCGAAGAGATTTTGGAAAGAATCTCCAAAGACGGTGCGTGAATTTAAATAGTGCGTTATTTTAGATGTCCAAGATTTGGAATGATTCCGAAGAGGATTTTCTAGAAAAACTTGAAAAACAGTCGGATCTCCTATACAAACATCACTCCAAAGAGTTTGTATACTACCAGGGACTCGCCAAAAGATTCAATGTTCCTATTCTTGTAATAAGTGCTATAAATGCATTGACAGCTATAGCACTTAACGATTTCCTGCAACAGAGATATGTATCTATTATGAATGCTGTCCTGTCTGCAGGTACTGGTGTTCTTGGATCGATACAACTATACTTAAAGATCAATGAAAAGATGACCAATGCATTAAGATCCTCTATAGTATTTCATAGGTTGGCTATGAAGATTTCCAAGGAGGTTACAATGGAAAAAGACTCTCGGTCTGCTGATGGTATTATTTTTGTAAATGATTGTTTTTCTGAATTTACAACTGCTATTGAACAAGGAAATCCTGTACACAGAAAGTTGCTCAATCACATGAGACTAAACGAGTCTGAGGATGATGCCACCTCCAAGACTACGCTTTCTTCCATCGCTGAGCAATTGGTCAGGATGAGTCGGAGGGGATCTCCGAATGATTCTCCTCCACGGGACGAAGAGAGTCCTTGAAGTACTTTAATTGTGTAGCGCTTGGATCATCTGCATCTGTCCACTTTGGCATCCACATATAGGGCACAAGATGCATATTACATCCAAATTGAAGATGAAAGATGTCCTGGTACTGATACTCTCCAAACTCTTTTAGAGTCTCGCGCCATGCATAGCCTACAGCGTCGCTCATTCCATTCTTCTGACGCCAAGCAATATCGTGTGGGAGAATCAACTCGAACGTCTTGCGAAGAATATACTTTTCGTACCCCTCCGTGGGCATCTTTAGGCTCGGGTCAAACTGACCCATGACATAGTCAATCAGGTCCGTATCAAAGAATGGCACCCTAAGTTCAATCCCATGTGCAGATGTTGTGCGATCAGCCCTCAGAACATCAAACATATGAACATCATTGACGAGACGTGTAGTTTCGCCAGCCAGAGCATCACTGTCCGGAGCTCCATGGAAATAGAGGTATCCTCCAAATAGCTCATCAGATCCCTCGCCACTGAGAACGACTCGTATGTCTGTATTATCCTTGATGTACTTGCTCAACAGGAACATTGGAATAGATGCTCGAACAGTTGTTGTATCGAATGACTCCAGGTGCCAAATAACATCTTCAATAACTGCCAGCCCCTCCTCTGGAGTAAAGACAACCTCGGTGTGATCAGAGTCTAGAAAGTTGGCCATTTTACGAGCAGCCAAAAGATCTGGTGAATCGGCGAGACCAATCGAAAATGTCCTGATTCTTCCTCCAAGTATATTCTTACCCAGGGCTGCAATGATTGAAGAGTCTAAACCTCCACTCAGAAAGAATCCAACCGGAACCTCAGTGGATGAGAGGCGACGATCGACTGCAAGGTGCAAATATCCAAATAGGTCATCACATGTATCAATATGTGAAGGTTCCCAGTAATTAGACTTCCAACAAACAAACTTGTCAAACGAAGAGTCGTAGAGATGCCCTGGGGGAAAGTGTTCGATTCGAGTCTTGTAATGTAAAAGAGCCTTGGCCTCTGACGCAAATGCAATTCCGTCAGGGTGACGACAGTAAAATAGTGGCCGGACACCTACACGATCTCGTGCAGCCCAGATTGTCTTACCATCCGTAAAGACAAACGCAAAATCACCACAGAACATGTTGCACGCCTTGTAAATACCAAATATCTTGATCATTTCCAGTATGACTTGGCAATCGGATTGTCCCCTCTTACCACCCAGATCAAGATGGTTGTAGATTTCTGCATTTGCAACAAGATACTTGCCATCCAACTCAAACGGTTGCATACCATTCTTCAGACCGTTAATTGCAAGACGCCAGAATAAAAGCTTGTGATTCTTGATGTGAACTTCAGAGTACATATCTGGTCCACGGTGTTTAAGAGTCTCTTTGGGGGCATCGCCCCCGGTAGTTGCAAAGATTCCGCACATTGTATAAAGAGCTCAGTTTATCTTTATACAACTACGCTGCGAGAGGGCTTATTCTTTAGAGCGAGCGCAATCACAAGACCCACATTTACAACTAAACTTCCAATAAAAATACGAGCAAACCCTTGAGCCTTTTTTAGAATGTTTATAGAGTACCCTGGGAATCGAAGCTCGTTTGCGAGAATTTCACATTTTCTAAGTGACAAGTAATTCTCAAGAGGCATATCAATCTTGAGATTCTTATATTCCTCTAAGAATTGAGGAAGCATAAAATTGTATAGACAAACGTCCATCATATATTAAGTGAGTGCATTATTCTCTTAATATACGAT